ACATTATGCGAGTTGCTTAGTCCGATACTATATTAGGGCGTTACAGAGGCGGTCATCCTGTACCTCGAGCCCAGTCTTCTATACGACGGGAAATAATTAAACAAATATAGTCTTGCTTAACTATCGTGGGGTTGTATCTTTTTCATCAGAGCCCCTTCTTTTAGCCTGTTAATCCTTTTCAAACAACCAAATAGCGGCATTTTGCTATCCTCATCCTTGCGGGTAGTGGTTGAGTCCTCCTAACGGCTGGAGTTTTTCATCCCTGTGACACGCATGTCCAGGTATAGAATCGCATGAAATTAGCCTGCGCCAGCTTTAACCGTTTAACTGTTTGCCTATGATGTGTTTGCCGTGAACTCTGACCTGAATATGCCCGTTGTAGTAATCGTTACTTTCTAATACACGCCTTGAAAATTGTTCTCTTGCCTCAATATAACTACATTCACTTTTGGTTTTACAAAAGTAAAGTATGTCGCGCCTAAAATTTTCTTTGCCTAATGTTAATACGTCTTTGTTGAGTTCGTCGTTGGAGCCATAATATTCTTGCCAGTCACTTTCTATTTTGCCTCGAATCTTTTTTCTTTTCTTTGTGCCGTTTTTCAGCTTAACAACCTTATAGGTGGTTTTGGCGAACTTGGCAAGTTTTTTGCCTATGTATTTTTTATCTGTGGTTAAATTTGTTATGATGTAGACAAAGCCTATATAATCTCCTGAGATTTCTGTGACTAGTTGATCTTGATAATACCATGACATCAACTATATAGCGTCTTTCTCTGCCTGTTCCTGTGCCTTTTGAAGTTGTTTTTGTGCCTTTTCTTTTTCTATTGCTCTGCGCCATACTTGAATTTCCTGCCTTCGCATGATGGCGTAATGACGTATTTCACTGAGCCAATGCCTAGTGTCCATGCCTGCTCTACGTGTGCCTTTGGCCAACCATGCTTGATTGGCTTTGAAATATTCTCTAAAAGCTTCCATTAATTTGTCATGCAATTCTTCATCTCTTGGAATCATTCAACTATCTCCAAATCATTGGCATAGCTAGTATAGCCATTTTCTTTGATGACCTTCAACACATTGTTTACACGGCCAATCAATTCATCCTTATGACTGATCAAGTAGATATTTTTGTTACGTTCACGTGCCATCTTTTTGAGTACAGCCAACGCACCCTCTACTCCACTAGCATCTAATCCGTTGTCAATAAGTTCGTCAATGAACAATAAATTAATATTGTCATATAAACTTTCCCACACATCACGGAAACTCCAGCTTAGACCTAAGATTAATCTATTACGTTCGCCACGTGACAAGTTGTCAAAGTCCAAGTCTTGACCCAACTGTGTAATTTCCACTGTGAGATCATTTTGAAACCTAACCACATGTGGCAGTCCCATCTTGTCTAAGTAGTAGGTCAATCTATTATTGAGATAGGCCAAGTTTTGATCAATAATTTTCTTACGAATAAAACTGTCCTTGCTGGTCAATAATTTAAGTAAAAATTCCTGATGTTCTTTTAGTTTGTTTAGTTGGTTAACACGATCCCAACTAACTTCCTGTATGGCTGTATTGCGTAATTCGTCAATCTGTTCTTGATAAGGGTCTACTTCATCACTGCGTTTGACTAATGCTTCTTCCAAACTGGTCAAATTGTTTTGATGTTTCAATGCCTGTTCTACGGTGTCGTAAAATGTTTCAGGTCGTCCGTTTATATCACCGATGTCTTTGATTTCTTTTTGAATCTTTTTCAAACTGGCTGAAGTTTTTTTATAATATTCTTTAGCCTCATTGAAGTTTTCCAAGGCAGTCTCAGTCATTTCACCATGTTTATGATCCAATAACTGTTGTTGACAAGAAGGGCAAGATTTGTCAGCAAGTTGTTCCACTTCTTTCTTGTACTTGTTCACGGACTTTTCAGCCTGACCAACAGCAGTTTCTAATGTGGCTTTTTCCTTGTTGAGACTACGAATCTTAGCCGACAACTCGTCATAACTTTTTAGTAGAGCATGTTGAGCCAGTTCATGTTCGATGTCAATGTTTTGTAGTTCTAAAATCTTTTCAGCAACTTTTTCACAATCATCTTTCTGTTGTTTACACCATGCTCGTTGCTTGGTCGTTAGCCCTGTAATGCTTTGTTCAATACGATCATTACTCTTTTTAGTAGCTTCAATGTTAGCTGACTCTTGATTAATTTCGTCTTTGGTTAGTCTAACTTGTTCCTTTAAGCTTTCACTTTTTTCACTGAGTAAAGTAACACCAAGTAATTGTTCAATGATCATTCGTTGATCAGCAGATCGCATACTGAGAAATGGTTCAGTATAGGTATTAAGTGCCACAATATGTTTGAACATGTCGTGACTCATACCTAGAAGTGTGTCTAAATCACGTTGAGTTTCTCTGACATCACCTTGACTTTCGTCAACATTGTCAGTGTCTTGCTCCTCTCCATTGATAAAAAATCTAAAAATATTAGGTCTACGACCACGTTCTATTTTATAGCTTACACCGTTCTTTTCAAAATTCAGTGTGACCAACATGTTCTTATTATTGGTCTTGTTGACTAGGTTATCTTTCTTAATATTAGTAAGAGCCTGACCAAATAAGGCATAACTTAAGGCATTGACAATGGTGGTTTTGCCTGTGCCATTTCGACTACCACTGTCATCGCCACCTTGATCCAGATTTTCACCTAGAACCAATGTCAGTTGTTCTTTACAAAAATCCACAGCCTGAGTTTGATTACCCACGCTCATGAAATTCTTAACAGTTAAATCTTTGATACGAATCATAAGTTGTTATAGATATCTAGTAAAAGGTTTACGTCGTAAGTGTCGCTTTCTACACTGATTAATTGATTCATCACAATCTGATCCACACTTTCAAATGCCTTAATATTAGTGTCGCTGGTCAATTCTACTTCACGCTTTTCTGGAATCAAGGTCAATTCTCTGATGTCATAATCCGCTAAGTAAGTTTCTTTGATAAAACTGGCTTCTTCATAGCTGATGTCAATGTCCAATGTGACTCTAAGATGTTGTTTGGGTTTGATAATCTTGGCGCCGTTGTCAATCAGTTCGCTAAGTTTGACAGTTCTAAATGTGGGTTGATTGGGCCAACTATAATATTCTGGCTGCCCTCCCCATTCTAGTACGCACATACCACGATCATCATCCCAAGCATCTGCATAATTGTGTGGGAATGCATTGCCAATATAGATCATGTTCTTTTGTTGTTGACGTTTGTGGAAGTGTCCACTAAAGCCAAGTTCATAATTTTGAAAGTGTTCTAGTTTAATCTCACCGTGATCTGGCATCTGTACCATAGCGTTCATAAAAAAGCTAGGTAATTCAAAGTGACCAAAGATATATTTGCCACCCTTTTTGCCTATGCTTTTCCATTCATCACCTACTAGCCAAGGACACATGGTCACATTGCCCACGGTCATGGGTTTGTGTACTATGGTAATTCCTGGAATATACTTGCCAAATTCTACGCTGTGAATATCACGTTTGTCTTTGTAGTATAAGTCATGATTGCCAGGAAAAAAGTAAAATTGATCAAATGCCTGTCCTAGTTTTTCCAAGGACCTAAGACTATAATCCATGGTAGTAATATTAAGGCTATTGCGATTATGATGCCAATCGCCCATAAAAATTCCAACATCACAGTCTAGTTTCTTTGCTTTGGTAATGTACCAATCTACAAAATCTTCACAGTCTTGATTATGTGTGGCGCTGTTACTTTTAAGTCCAAAGTGTATGTCTGTGAATAGGGCCACACGTTTAAAAAGATTTGTCATTCTTCCTCACGTTCATGTCTACGTAGTCCTGCTGAATATTCAGCATTACTGGTTCTAGTATAACTGGGAGCCATGTCATTCATTTCTAAAATATCGTCTCGAATATTTTGATTTTTCTTTTCAATGTTAATAATGCGTACAAAACTGTTGGTCACTGCGGCGGTAAAGTATGCAAAGGGATTATTACTTTTTGACTCATTAAATTGCAAGCCAATTTGAGTTAATTGCAGTATGGCCTGTGCTCGCATTTCATCATTATAGGTATATCCTCTGACATTGCCTCGGGTAGCATAGCGTTCACACAGTTTGATATACATACGGGCAAGGTTATTTGAAATCTGTCCGTGATCTTTACTGAATCGACCTTTGTCTAATGGGCCTTTCCAATGACTTTTGCCCACACAAATTAGTTCGTCATTTTCGTCAAACTTCCAATGTTGGAATGGAGGAAAGTTTACTTTGTCTCTGCCGTCAGCTTCAGTTTTTTGACTTTTCTTACGTGTTTTATTTACGGGAATATGTTCATAAGTCATAATCCTAAACACCAAATCAATCTTTGGAATTTTTTTATAATCAATTTCGCAGTCGGCCATTTTGATTTTTTCGCCTGAGGCTTTTCTTCTTGAGTAGTTTTCGTCACCAATACGTTTGGCACGATTGCGTTTGGCTTCGGCTGTGGTTCTAATATTAATTTTCTCCAAGCTGGGAAGAATAATATCATACTGATGATATTCTGGACTAGCGTATACGCTATAGGAATTTTTACTTCTGTGAATTTCCTCTAAGAGATCACGATTATTGAGATAGTTTACGGTCATCAGTTAGTCCTATGATAGGTATATTATAATATACGTATATTATAAAGTCAAATAAATATTAGCCAAGGAGCAGTGGTTATGTCTTTCGATCCAATCAGTAGTGCAAAAAGCGCATTTGGTAATATAGCTGCCGGAGCTAACGCCATTTCTAATCTGGGATCTGCAATATCTTCAGGCAACCCTAGTAAAGTACTTAGCGCAATTCGCAGCGTCAATCTTCCAAAAGGTGGCCAATCTGGTGGTTCTGCAAGTGCTAACGCTACATTTGTCACTGACACCAGTACAGATTGGAGAGCTAAACTGACTCTTCCTGGTATTGATAAAATAAATGAAGTTTTTAGGAAAGGACAAATATTGGATCCCATAAGGGAAGCCGGCGGGTTGATATTCCCATATACTCCTACAATTACTATTAGTCACAACGTCACTTATGGGGAGCAGGCTCTAACGCATCAAAATTATCAATTTATTGCCTATCAAAATAGCAAAGTCAGTGATATAACCATAAATGGAGATTTCTATGTGCAAGATTGGAGTGAAGCTCAATATTGGATTTCTGCTGTACATTTTTTAAGAAGTGTTACTAAAATGTATGCTGGGGACAATGCTTATGTGGGTAATCCGCCTCCCATATTAAAATTCAGTGCATATGGCGATTATGTTTTTAAAAATGTACCAGTTGTAGTCAAAAGTTTCAATGTGACATTGCCCAAAGAGGTTGATTATATCAGTGTAGATATAATGAAATTAGGTCCTGGTAATCCAGAATATACTGGTGCAAAAGGATCATCTGGAGGCGGGTCAAAAACAGATAAAATCGGAGCAAATGCTAGATTATTATCTGGAGTAGCCAGTGCTGTCGGTGCCACAACTGTCGGGCAAGTACTAAATTTTCTATCTAATGGAGCCAAAGTGGCAAAAGGTGTTAGTGAAGGCGGCAAAACAGTAACTAAAGAACTGGCAGTTGCACCATCACATGTGCCCACACAAAGCCAATTTAGTGTGGTGGTCACGCCAGTATACAGTAGAACGCAAGTACGTCTATTTAATTTAGAAGAATTTGTCAAAGGCGGATATAAAGGACAAAGTTACCTATAATGAATGTAACAGCATATAATTCAAATAGCCCTTGGTATAATACAGAAATAACCAGAGAGTATCTAGGCATATTAACTATTAGACCAGTTAGTGCTGAGCTTGATGATTATCTTTATACATTGGAGAGTCAATATGCCTATAGACCAGATCTATTAAGCTTTGACCTATATCAAACACCAAATCTTTGGTGGGTGTTTATGCAGCGTAATTTAGATGTTATTCAGGATCCCATATTTGATTTTGTTCCAGGAGTTCAATTTTACATACCCAAAGCCAATAGTTTATTTAAAGTTTTAGGAGGTTAATATGGGATTTAGTTTGCCTAATATTGCCAGTGCCACTGATGCTGCCAAAAATTTTGTCACTAAAAAATTAGAAAACATTAATCTAGTTGGGAATGGGCTAGTTAAGAATGTTTCTGGTGCATTGGGTCAGTTACAAAATAAAGTTCCAGGGCTGTCGGGGTCTTCAGGAGCCACATCTAAACCTGTGCCTGGTAAAGTTGTTACTGAAATTGACAATAAAAAAAATATAGATATAAATGGCGAATTATTATCTGGCAGGGATTTGGCCTATATTGAAAGAAAACTCGGTGAACCATTCCCCAATGAACTTGGTGATTTTGATAGTTATAATTGCATTTTTACCTTAAGCGTTCTTAATGGTAATTCTATAAACTTTCCTGATGAAACTTATAGAAAAGATATTCTTGGACCTATCATAGTAAAAAGTGGTGGCACAGGAGATATAAAAGATCCAGATGCTATACAATTAAATAACTTTAAAAGCAAAGCAAATGAGTCTGGTAGATATGATGCTTTTATAGACAATATAAAAATAAGTGGACTCATAGGATTCAATAAAGCCACAGGAAATACTAACTCTTCATCTATAACTTTTCAAATTACAGAACCTTATAGTGTAGGATTATTCTTTCAAGCAGTCCAAGTTGCAGCATTTCAAGCTGGATATATGAATTGGTTACAAATGCCCATGCTTTTAAGTATAGAATTTAAAGGCCATCTAACAGCAAATCAACAAAATTTTAGAGCAAAATTATCTAGAAAGCATATTCCTCTCAAAATGAGTGCAATTGAAATGCGTGTCAGTGGGCAAGGCACTGTGTATGATTGCTCGGCAATACCATGGAATGAAGCAACATTTAGTATTGATAATAATAGAGTGTCAACTACTGTGGCCATAGAAGGTGGTACGGTACAGGAAATGTTACAAACTGGCACAGATGAAAACAGACTAAGTTTACAATATGTTCTTAATCAGAGACTTAAAGAGATTGCTGACAAGGCAGGAATTGACTCAGATAGGATACTAATATTATTCCCTACGGATTTGCAAACAGGTAAAAATGACACCAATAGTGATAATTCAAGACTTCCAGGAGCAACCAAATCACCATCATCAACAAATAAAGACACTGACAAACTTATTTTTGAAAAATTAGGTGTTGAATTGGATTATGATAACCTAATTCAACCAATAGCAAATCCTATTGGTCAAAGCCCAATGGGTTTTGAAAAGGATGTAAAAAGACTAGAGGCAATTTTTGGCAGAGAGGATGCTATCTATGATGAAAAAACTGGCACATGGACCAGAGGTGACATGCAAATTTCAAAAACTAAGGGCATAGCAAAATTTTCACAGGGAATAAGTGTTACTGATGCCATTAACGAAGTAATATTGGCCAGTGACTATGGTAGAAGAGCATTAGACAAGAACAATATTGATAAAGATCATAAAGTAACTTGGTGGAAAATTGAAACTCAATTTTATATATTATCAACATCTAAAAAATTAAAAGGCAATCAACGCAACCCCACATTGAGTGTTTTTAGAGTGATACCCTATAAAATTGATTATACCAACTTTGTTTCAGGAAGTCAAACAGCTAAAAAAGTTGAAGAAAAAAAGAAGAATGTTGTTAAAAAATACGAATATCTTTACACTGGAAAAAATATTGATATATTAGATTTTAGTATTGAATTTAAAACAAGTTTTTATCAAGCACTCAATGCTGACAGTGGTAAGAACAACGAATCAGTTCAACAAAATTTAGCAGAAGAAGAAAAAGAGCAAAGTGGAAAAGATGTTGGTGTTGAAACCAGTGGAGCCAATGTTACAGGAGCAGGTAATTCAGATGCCGATCAAACGAATTATACCCCTGGAAAAGCTCAAACTAAAGTTATTACAAAATATTCTGAAACATCAATGAACGCCAAAAGAGGAGGCGTCACTGCTGGTGAAGATGCCAGCACAATTGCTGCTAGACAATTCAACAAGGCCTTAAATGATGGTGGTGACATGATAAACCTTAATATGAAAATACTAGGTGATCCATTTTATATAGCTGACAGCGGCATAGGCAATTATACAGCAAAATCGACAAATATTCCTGAAATGAATTCAGATGGAGCCTTAAACACTCAAGACGGCGAAGTATATGTGGTAGTTAATTTTAGAAATCCTATTGATCTAGATCCCGATAACGGATTATATGATTTTGGTGAGAAGGGACGATTAGTTCCTGAGTTCAGTGGGCTATACAGGATATTTCAATTTGAAAGTATCTTTGAAAAAAATATTTTTACACAGCAATTAAAATTGGTTAGAATGATGAATCAAGATTTCAAACCTACAGAATCAACAGAAAAAGCTCCTGCAAAATCTGCATTTAGTCCTTCTAAAAAGGATGGTTAAAACATGGCAGATGAAAAAAGAGTAGCCACAGGCACAGGTAGTAATAATCCAGGACCATATCTAGCTAAAATTGTTAGTTTTTTAGATCCTGCTTATATGGGCAATTTGCAAGTGCAGATTTTAACTGAGGTAGGTAGTGCTAAACAAAAAGAAGGCGAACTGCATCAAGTAAGATATATGAGTCCTTTCATGGGATATACTGAATCAGAATATGCTACATCAGAATTAGACTATAATAATTCACAAAAAAGTTATGGTTTATGGATGATTCCACCAGATGTGGGGTCTATTGTGATGGTCATATTTGTAGAAGGTGACCCCAAAAAAGGGTATTGGATTGGTTGTGTGCATAACGCACAAAATCCTGGTGTGAATTTTATGACACCAGGATATGCTGCAACAACCTACAATAATGAAACTGTTAAAAAACGATTGCCTGTTGCTGAATATAACTTAAAAGCAATAGACATGGTGCCAACAGATCTAAGCAAAACTAAAAAAGCTGTTCATCCATTTAAAGATATATTAAACAGACAGGGACTATTATTAGATGATATCAGAGGCATTACCAGTAGCAGTGCTAGAAGAGAATGGCCCAGTGCTGTATTTGGCATAAGCACTCCTGGACCTATAGACAAACAGGATGGAGCAAAAAAAGCTAAATCAGGTAAGATAGACAATCAAGCCACAACCTTTGTAAGTAGATTAGGTGGATCTAGTTTTGTAATGGATGACGGTGATGACAAATTTCTTAGAAAAAAGCCAGCAAGTGAAGCCCCTCCAGAGTATGTGTCAGTTGAAAATAAGGAAACAGGTGGCGATGTTACTATCCCCCATAATGAATTAATTAGGATAAAAACAAGAACTGGACATCAAATATTATTACACAATAGCGAAGACTTGATCTACATAGGCAATGCTCGTGGCACTACTTGGATAGAAATGTCCAGCAATGGCAAAATAGATATCTATGCAGAAGATAGTATCAGTGTGCATACCAAAAACGATTTAAATTTCTATGCTGATCGAGATATTAATATGGAGTGTGGTAGAAATTTTAATACCAAAGTTGGCGGTGAAATGCAGACTGAAGTAATTAAAGATCAAAATACTATAGTAGAAGGTAATCAATCCAATTGGGTTCAAGGTAATGTTAATACCACCATTGATGGTAATCATTTACATAAAAATGGTGGCAATTTTGATCTAAAAAGTGGCGGTAATAATAAATTAACTGCTGGAGGCAATTCAGAGCTTAACTCTGGAGGCAATAATGTAATTACTGCTGGCGGAGCTCTTGATATTAAAAGTGGCGGCGCCAGTAAATGGACTGGCGGCGGCGCAACTAGTATTGGTGGAGCAAGTTTAGTGCTCAGTGCCAGCACAATCAATCTCAACGGTCCATCAGCACCCACAGCCGCCACCGCCGCTGAAGCTGCTGAAGCTGAACTGCCTAAAGTATTAAAAACGCATAGTGTGCCAGATGAAAAGGGATCAAAATTATTTAATACTATCATGCGTCGTGTACCAACACACGAACCTTGGGCACATCATGAAAATTTAGATCCAGAACAATTTACTCCTGAAAAAACAGATAGAGATATTGATGGAAGAAATGAAGAAAATAGTGAATCAATTTTATTAGTGGACAAAAATTTACCAGAATATTGGTCAGGCTCACCAGCTGACAAGCAAAAATATACCACCAGTACTGACACTTTTGCCAAAGTTAAAAAGGATAAATGATTATGGCTATTCAACGTCTTTATGAAAAACTAGTAGTAAAAAGTAACACACCTAAATTAGAACCGCCACTGCCTAGAACATATAGGGGATTTAGCACTGTAAGTGATGACAGCGAGTCATATGCTCTCTATGATTTGGCTCTAATTAAACAGGATATTATCAATCATTTTCATGTTAGACAGGGCGAGAGACTAATGAATCCTGAGTTTGGTACCATAATTTGGGATGTGATTTTTGAACCATTAACTGAAGATTTACAAGCACTGATAGCACAAAACGTACAGGACATTATTAATTATGAACCTAGAGTCATAGCCAATGACATAATTGTCACAGCTTATGAAAATGGCATTCAAATTGAATGTGACTTGACTTATTTGCCCTATAACATATCTGAATCATTGAGATTTAGATTTGATCAAGCTAATGGATTAATCGGTTAAACTAGCAGTTTATTATCTACTATAAATATCAAGAACAAGGATAGTTAATGTCATCGACCAATAGACAAAATAGATTACTAGTATCAGAAGATTGGAAAAAAATCTATCAAAGTTATCGCAATGCGGACTTTAAGAGTTATGACTTTGAAAATCTTCGTAGAGTCATGGTGGACTATCTAAGAGAAAACTACCCAGAAGACTTTAATGATTATATTGAAAGTAGTGAATATCTAGCCTTAATAGATATGATTGCTTTTTTAGGCCAAAGTATTGCTTTTAGAGTGGACCTAAATGCTCGTGATAACTTTTTAGAACTAGCTGAACGTAGAGAAAGTGTACTGAGATTATCAAGAACTATTGGTTATAATGCCAAACGTAATTTGACAGCTAACGGCTTACTGAAATTTCAAAGTGTTCAAACTTCACAAGATATTATTGACAGTAATGGAAGAAATTTACGTGGTCAAGAAATAGTATGGAATGACAATGCCAATAGCAATTGGTATGAACAATTTATCAAAGTAATAAATGCAGCATTGCCGGCAAATAGTCAATTTGGTAACCCAGACAATAAAGCAGTAATTTATAATATACCTACAGAACAATATAGATTGCAAACTGTAAACACAGTGATTCCCGTTTATACATTTAAAAAGGTTGTAGATGGCAGGACCATGAACTTTGAAGTAGTCAGTACTATCATAGAAAATGGCAACGAGATCGCAGAAGATCCGCCTCAAGCAGGCAAAAGTCTAGCATTTCTTTATAGAGATGATGGCAGAGGAGCAGCCAGTCCTAGTTCTGGATTTTTTGCACATTTTAGACAGGGCAGTTTGAATACTGGTACATTTTCAATCAGCAACCCTAGTACAAATGAAATTATAGATATTGATGCTGATGGAATCAATAACACAGATGTTTGGTTATATAAATTAAATGCCAACGGTGTCGAATCAGAATACTGGGCTAAGGTGCCTAGTTTTGAAGGCAATAATGTAATATATAATAGCTTAAAGAAAAATATTAGAAATATCTATTCAGTTATCACTAGGACCAATGATAGAGTTAGTGTAGCTTTTAGTGACGGCACATTTGGCACATTGCCACTAGGTAATTTTAGAATTTATTATCGAGTCAGTAATGGTCTTAGATATACTATTAATCCTAAAGATATTAAAAATGTTGTAGTGGATATTCAATATGTTTCTAATACTGGTCAAAGTCAAGTGTTAACTATAACCATGGGACTTCAAACCAGTGTAAACAACAGCGCCCCGTTTGAAACCAATGAAGAAATAAAAATTAATGCACCTGCCACATATTATACGCAAAATCGTATGATTACAGCAGAGGATTACAATATTAGCCCATTAAGTGTCAGTCAAGAAATAATAAAAATCAAAGCCATTAATAGATCTAGCAGTGGCATTAGTAGATATTTTGACCTAAATGACCCAACTGGCAAATATAGCAGTACAAATTTATTTGGTGACGATGGTATACTTTATAAGCAATTATATGAGGACAGTTTTAGATTTAATTATACAAATAAAACAGATATTGAGGGTATAATTTACAATCAAGTTTTTAATTTTATTAAAGATACAAACCTTCGTAATTTTTACTACGACAATTATGATAAAACGGTAGTAATATATAATAATTTAAGTTGGAATCAAATAACTCAAGACACTAATCAATGTACTGGATATTTTAAAGACCCTACTCAAATAGTAATTGGCACAACTAATAATGATTTAAAAAATATAGAACCAGGTGCGTTAATTAAATTCCAAGCCAAATCTGGATTTTATTTTGATAGATCAAATGAAAATGCCTTTGTAAGTATCCCTCAAACTGGCATCCCAGTTGGTGGATCAACATATATTTGGGCCAAAGTGGTAAGTGTTACTAACAATGGCCTAGGCAGTAGCACTGATAACCCAACAGGCATATTAGCCAACGGCAACGGAGCAATTACTCTAAACGTTCAAATTCCATCTACTGCTCGATTAGTAAACATCATACCTAGATGGAGAACTACTCTAGACACTGCCACTATTACAAACATTATTGATTTGGTTTTTGCCAATAAGCCATTTGGTCTGAGATATGATTTAACATCCAAAAATTGGAAAATAGTATTTGAAAGTAATCTTAATATTATTGATAACTTTAACATTGGCAAAACTGGTGACGACAGCAATCAAAAATTAGACAGTAGTTGGCTGTTATTATTCAGCACTGACACAGAGTATTACACAGTTACAGCTAGAAAATTAAAATATATTTTTGAAAGTGACAAGCAAATTCGTTTTTATTATGACAGCAATAATAAAATTTATGATAGTAGAAGCAACTTAATTATCAAAGATCAAATAAAAGTATTAAACATTAATACAAATCCTGCTAGTTTAAATCAAATAACCCCCTTTACCTATAATTTAGATTGGGAAATACATAAAGAATTTTTAGGCGTAGATGGTTATGTAGATACTAAAAAAATAGAAATAACTTTTAATGACAGCAATGATGATGGTGTTGTTGATGATCCTAATATTTTTGACGTTATTGTGGATCCTAGCACTGACACATCAAGATACATAATTTTAGAAAAATACGAAATAAGCAACGGGCAAACAGACTATAGATATGTTTCTAATAAAATTGGCAATAAAAATATTGTAGAAATCAGACCTAATATTGGATCTGTAATTGACAAAGTTGCTGATCAATATTACTATTTCATAGACACAAACACTGTGCAGCAATGGAATGCTACCAAAGGACGATTTATTGCCAGTTTAGATTATAAAGTTTTTCAAGGCAGATCAAATTTAAAATTCCAATACATACACAGTGCAGATTATGAATCTAGAATAGACCCTGGTCAAATTAATATTGTTGATCTTTACATACTGACCAAACAATATGATTTGGATTTTAGAAGATGGTTAATTGGTAAACTAGATACAGAACCTTTACCGTTAAGTTCTGACCAGTTAAGTTTGACATTGTCCACTGAATTAAATGCTATCAAAGCCATGAGTGATGAAGTTATCTATCATCCAGTAAGATACAAGGTATTATTTGGCAACACTGCTAGCCCAAATCTTAGAGCTAGTTTTAAGGTTATTAAAAATACTGAGCAAATAATCAGCGACAATGAAATACGAACTAATGTATTGTCTGCTATAAATGAATTCTTTGCTGTGGACAATTGGGATTTTGGTGATAGCTTTTATTTCAGTGAACTAGTCACATATGTTATGAATAGAACTACTCCTTATCTAGTTAATATTGTCATAGTGCCTAGACAACTAGACTTGCATTTTGGTAGTTTATTTGAAATTAAAGCAGAGAGTGATCAGATTTTTATTAATGGCGCTACCACTGATGATATTGAAGTGATCTCGGCCATTACCGCCAGTAACATATCAGCTGACGGCGCCATAAGCGTATCTAACACAGTTGTGTCACAACAAAACATATCCAGTAGTGGAGGCTATTGATGAACGATAATCAATTAGAAAATCCACCATCAAATGACCCCAATCAAAGAAGAAAAGCTGAAAATCTTATTCCTAGATTTTATAGAACTGACAGCAATAAAAAGTTTATTTCTGGTACAATTAATCAACTTATACAAACTGGTACTGTGCGCCGTCTTAACGGACACATAGGTAGAGAAAATTCCAAAGCCACAACAGCCAATGACATTTTTTTAAATGAGCCTGTACAAGATAGACAAAATTATCAACTTGAACCAAGTTTGATCATTGAAGATACCTTGGGCAATGTGAACTTTTATAAGGATTATTTGGACTATGTTAACACATTAACAGTATTAGACGGTAAGCCTAGTAATCATGAAAGAGTTAATCAACAGGAATTTTATAGTTGGGAACCACATATAGATTGGGACAAAATAGTAAATTTTGCACACTATTATTGGTTGCCTTTTGGACCAGATGCCATAACAATACCTGGACAGCAACAAAAAATATCTAGCACTTTAAAAGTCACATTATCCGATGAGGGCGATAATAGAGCGTATCTTTTTACACCGGATGGATTAACTAGAAATCCTTCATTGACATTGTATCGTGGGCAGACATATCGTTTTGAAATTGATTGTGTTAATGAACCTTTTAGCATTAAAACTCAAAGACAAACTGGTGAAGCATATAGATTCATAGAGGGGGTGGATAATTTTGCTGTAGAAAATGGTGTAATAACTTTTACTGTGCCATTAGAATGTGCAGATGTACTGTACTATGTTAGTGAAAATACACCAGATACATCGGGCATTATTAAAGTTTTTGACATTAAAGAAAACACAGCTATTGATGTTGAGAACGAAATACTTAATAAAAAAACATACACACTGGCCAGCGGATTAAGTCTAAGCAATGGCATGAAAGTTAATTTTAGAGGCAGGGTAACTCCTAGTTTATACAGTGAGGGCGACTTTTATGTAGAAGGTGTGGGTGAAAAGATTCAACTTATACCTGAAAAACAATTAGAAATTATTGCACCTTATACCAAAGATTATGAGGTAACTTTTGACGACACTGGCTATGATAAATTAGCCTATAATGATGTTAAGTATGCGCCACTAGTCAAAGATTATATTTCAATTAATAGAGCCAGTTCAGATAGAAACCCTTGGAGTAGATATAATCGTTGGTTTCATGAATCTATTATAGAAAAAACTGCCATTGAACTTGGGCAGCAGCCAGTATTTGATCAAGCGCAGCGAGCCAAACGTCCAATTATAGAATTTAATGCAAATATTAAACTTTATAATTTTGGTACAATTCCCAAACAAGATATTGATCTAGTTGATGATTTTACTGGTGATGTTTTTTCTATTATAGAAGGTTCTTTAGGTTATAATATTGACGGTGTATCCTTACTTGACGGACATAGAATATTATTTACAGGTGACAATGATCCCTTAGTTGATGGTAAAATATATCGAGTAAACTTTATCACCACACATGATAACAATAGCAGTATTGGTATTAGAAGGATCCATTTAGAGGAAGAGCCTGACACACTGCCAAATTTACATGATGTAGTATTGGTTAAAACTGGTGCAAAGTATACAGCACAAATGTTATGGTATAATGGCACAAAATGGATTCTTGGTCAGGCAAAATCAGCACAAAATCAACAACCTTTATTTGACCTATTTGATGAAGATGGCGTTAATTTAGGTGATTCCAGCAAATATGATGGCTCAACTTTTTCAGGAAATAAGATTTTTTCCTATAAGATAGGCACTGGCACAGCAGACTCTGAATTGAAATTTGCCCTAAGCTATAAGAATATAAACAATGTAGGCGATATTCTTTTTAATTTTGACCTATTACAAAATTCTTTTTCTTATAAGATTCAGTCTGAAGTAATAACAGAAAAAACTGATAACAAATTTCTTAAAAAGAATAATAATTTAAGCAGCGAATATCTTAATGGTTGGACAGTTAACAAATTAAAAAATGTTCAGCCCATAGTAAGAATTTATAAAAATTCTAATTTATATAATAATTTTCCCGTAGATGTTTATGATGATATTAATAATCTTGATGATCTTTTGGTAAAAGTTTATATAAATGGCAAAAGATTAGATAAGAATTTATTTCATATTAACGATGACATTGTCTATAAAACAGTTGTATTAGATAAGGATGTAACTGATGCAGACATAGTCACATTAAAATGTTATAGTAAACAATGTAAAAATAACAATGGGAAATATGATTTCCCAATTAATTTTCAAAATAATCCACTAAACAATAATATTAATGATTTTACTCTAGGTGAAGTAATTGATCATGTAGATTCCATAATAGATAATCTTGACACATTTGTTGGAGCATATCCAGGAGTAAGTAATCTTAGAGATCTTTCAGATGTTAGTTCTTATGGCTTAAAATTTGTACAGCATAGTGGCAGTATTAATGCTTCACTTTATCATTTAACAAATAAAACTGCCAATGTTATAAATGCATTAGAAAAATCTAGAGATGATTATGGAAAATTTAAACGAAACTTTATTAGTCATTTAACTGAATTATCAAATGACATATCGGTTAAAGAGTCAGTGGATCAAATACTATTTGATATTAATCAAGGAAATCCTAAAACAGCACCCTATTATTTTAGTGATGTATTAGGATATGGGGCATGTAAACAAACTGATTTTACCGTACAGGATTATAGAGTAGTCAAATACCCGCTGTCCGCACCATTTACACTGGACACACTGAGTCATAAAGCTGTAAATGTTTACTTAAACACTGTTCAATTAATACACGAACAAGATTATACATTTGGGTTTGACGGATTTATTGAGGTATTGACCCCTATTAAAGAAAATGATGTCTTAACTGTTTATGAATATGAAAGTACAGATGGGTGTTTTATCCCACCAACACCAACTACTTTGGGATTGTATCCCAAATTTGAACCTCAAAAATATTTAGATACTACATTACTTGAACCAAAATATCTAATACAAGGTCATGATGGCAGTGTAATATTGGCCTATAATGATTATAGAGATGATGTAATATTAGAATTAGAAAAAAGAATTTTTAATAACATCAAAATTCACTATGATACAACTATATTAGACATATATGATTTTATACCAGGAGCTAATAGAACAACTGATTATTCTTTAGATGAATTTAATGAAATATTAGCACCTAACTTTTTTAAATGGACTGGCTTAATTGATAAAGATTTTACACAATCTTTAGTTTATGATGCTTCAAATCCGTTTACATTTAACTATAGTGAAGCAGTTGGCATAGATGGAAACAATGTGCCAGCATTTTGGCGCGGCATTTATAAATTTTATTTTGACACTGATCGTATACATTTAACACCTTGGGAAAGTTTAGGCTTTAGTATTAAGCCAAAATGGTGGGAGGACACTTATGGCCCAGCACCATACACATCTAATAACTTAATATTATGGCAGGATCTACGTGATGGCGTCATTAAAGAACCAGGCAAACCAGTTAATAGAAATAGTAAATTTACCAGAGCAGTATTGGACATTGCACCTGTTGATGAATTAGGAAATTTGGTAAACCCAATTGTGGCAAATTTAACACAGGGTATATTTGATACTAATGGCAATTCAAATTATGTATTTGGTGATCAAGGACCAGTAGAAACAGCATGGAGACGTAGCAGTTATTATCCATTTAGTTTGCTAATTACCATGATTCTAATGCAGCCAAATCGTGTATTAGGCAGCTATTTGGATAGATCTAGAATAATTAGAAATAGAAACAATCAATTAGTGTATAAGGATACAAATTTGAGATTGCGTTTAGCTGATCTTAAATTGCCAAATAATGTAAATGACACAGTTAGAGTGTTTACTTCTGGGCTAGTTAACTATGTTGCTGATTATTTACAAGGTGATAATAGTGGCTTTTTAGACACATATAAAAGTGATTTAAAATTAATTAACAATAAATTAAGTCATAGGTTAGCAGGGTTTACCAGCAAAGAAAAATATCAACTTATATTAGATAGCAAAAATTCAGCAGCTAAGTCTGGAGTTTTTGTACCAAATGAAAATTATAAAATATTTTTAAATGTTAGTAGCCCAACTAAAAAATTATCATACAGTGGCGTAATTATAACCAAAATTAAAACTAAACGTGGTATTGGGTATTCTATCAAAGGTTATAATCAAACTAATCCGTATTTTTATTATTATGCTTGGACGCAATCTGGAATTAATATTAATGTAGGCGGTATTAGTGAAAGTTATATTGAATGGTCACCAAATCAGCAGTACTTAGTTGGCAATATATTGTTAGTTGACAGATATTATTATAGAGTTAAAATTAGTCATACCAGTCAGGATAATCCCAGTTATGATTTATTACAAAAAATTCCAGCGTTGCCTTTAGTTGGCGGAGTAACAGCCAACTTAAGAAAGAAATGGGAAAGAGATCCCATAATATTAAATTATGGCACTGTGGTAAACAGCATACAGGAAGTAGTTGACTTTTTACTAGGCCATGGCGAATACTTAAAAGATCAAGGATTTAGTTTTGATAATTTTAATCCAGAGTTAAGAAGTGTTGCCAGTTGGGAAGTTAGTGTAAAAGAATTCTTATTTTGGACCACACAAAATTGGAGTTCAGGTGCTGATGATTATACAGATTGGATCGAAACTAAATCATATAAGCTTGGCGAGATTGTATTTTATAACGGTGACTACTACAGATCAAGACAAGATCAACAGCCCAGTGATGTCTTTAATTTTGCAAATTTTTATAAATTAGAAAATCTAAATTCAGATGGTGCAGCAGCAATTAGTTTAAGTCCAGCAGCATTACAACTAGATTTAAAAATAGAATACAACACTGTAAATGATCTTAGAGAACAACATAATTACGAAATATTTTCAGCAGATGGTCAAAAATATGATCCAGATTTATTAAATTATCTTAGATATGAAGGTGTTTTTACACTTAGACCCAAAAATGAAACTTTGGGAATATATGGTGCTGCCGTATATCTAGTACAAAAAGAACACGTTTTATTAATTGATAATGTTACGCAATTTAATGATTTAATTTACAACCCAGAAACAGGGTATAGACAAGAAAAAATTCAAGTTGCAGGTTATAAAACAATTAATTGGGATGGTAGTTTAGATGCTCCTGGTTTTATCTATGACCAAGCTATTATAGATGATTGGGCACCTTGGACAGATTATCATCTTGGGGATGTTGTTAAATATAAAGAATTTTATTATGGCTCAAATGCTTTTTTACCAGGCACGGAAACTTTTAACAAAGATAATTGGATCAGATTAGATAAAAAGCCATCTAGTGAACTATTGCCTAATTGGGATTACAAAGCTTTACAGTTTACAGATTTTTATGATTTAGACAGCGACAATTTTGATGTTGGTCAACAAAAAATGGCTCAACATCTAATTGGCTATCAAAAGCGCCAATACTTAGAAAATATTATTAAAAATGACGTAAGTGAATTTAAATTTTATCAAGGAATGATTCAAGATAAAGGTACAATTAATTCTTTGAACAAACTTTTTGATGTACTAAGTGCAGATGACAAAGATAGCATAGACTTTATTGAAGAATGGGGCATAAGAGTAGGCCAATATGGTGGCAAAGATGCATTTGATGAAGTAGAATTTGTTTTAGATGAAAGTCTATTTAAAATTAATCCACAAGCAGTTGAGTTAGTTTCTACTATTGATAATAGTAAACTAGACTTTGTAATTAGACAGACCAAAAAGGACATTTATCTAAGACCTAAAAATTATGAAAATGATCTTTGGGTAGTCAATAATAATTTTAAACCATTTTTACGTACACCTGGATTTGTCAAATATGATCAAGTTGCAGTTCACACAGATAAATTAGAAGATTTATTAACAGTCAGTACAGTTAATTTTACTTCGGGAGATTATATTTGGACAGCATTTGAACCTGTACTAAATGAATTTAATGATGATTGGAATGTGCATAGATTTACAAATATGAAATATGCAGTTAATTCCTTAACATTTAATAAGGTAAGCAATGATTTAACATTAATATTAGATCAAACTCCTAATTTTACTGTGGGAGAAATAGTTGGCATAACCAATGATTATCAACCATTAAATATATTTTGTAAAATTGAATCTATTAACGGTAATACTATTACTATTGCAACAAACTTAAAAAGTTATAGTCCTGCTCCTTCACAGGATCCATTACAATCTATTAAACTTTTTAAATTATGCAAACAAAGATTCAGTACAATAGATGATTTAGCAATTCCATATTATCTTAAAGCAAATGAACTAGCTTGGGTTAATAAATCAATTGATAACAAATATGTAATTTGGGCAAATAATTCAGTTTATAATAGAAGTAAAATATTTAAATTAACTCTTGCTAATGGCAGTAGATTTGGTGAGGTTATAGCTGTTAGTAAATCAGCAAGTTATCTAGCAATTGCAAAATCCACGGATCAAGTTTTTATATATTATAGGCCCTCTGTCATATCAGATTGGGCATTGTTTCAAGTTATAAACTCAAATTTAGATCAATTTGGACTTAGTTTGGCATTTAGTGATGACGGATTTTGGTTGGCTGTTGGTGGAATAACCAGTGAAAATGATGGTGTTGTTAAATTATTTTCTTTAGACGATATCAATCGCAAATATGTTCTTAAAGAGACCTTAGTTAATCCAGATATAGATAATGATTCTTATTTTGGACATAAAATTAAATTTGCTTATGATCTAACATATTCATTAACAGTCAGTAGCACTGACGGGGATAGTATTAGTGGAATAATATATTATTTTAAAAACTTCGAAGATAGTTCAGCTTGGCAATTCATAACTAATATTCAACCCAGTGATGTAGATTGTGATGATCAGCCATTTGCCTATGAGTTTGATATTGATCAAAAAGGTACGATACTAGCCTTATCTACATCATTAACTCATAATGGTCAAGGTAAAGTTTTAATTTTTCAAAAAACTAATGATTCAATACATGGGGAGACATTTACTAAAATCCACGAAATAACCAAACTAAATCAAACAAATTTTGGTCGAGCAATATCCTTATCGGAAAATGCAACATATTTGGCTATTAGTTCTAATGAATCAGTACATGTTTATAAAGATTATTCTCTATTTCAAACATTAACTGGAAGAAATAATCGTGATACCAATGAAGAATTTGGAAAAAATATTAAATTTGTCAACAATGAAAAAACCCTAGTAATTTTTAGTAAATTAGGAGATAGTTCTAAAAATGATATATTTAATTATGATGATAGCACAGTGAGCTATGATGATAGCACAGTGAGCTATGCTGATAGTTCTATTAATATTGATTCTGGTAGAGTTGACATATATGATAGATATGAAAGTAAATTTATCTACGCCGAATCATTAGGAGTAGGCAGTAGTCAGGCTGAAGAGTATGGTTATCAAGTTGCTGCCGCTGACAATGATATCATAGTTTCAGCCCCAAATGCACAAAATGATTATAGGAGTGGCGCAGTATACACACATTATAGAAATGATTACAGTTGGAAAATTATTGAACAAGAAAGTGCAAAAATTGATCTAAGTCTATTCAAAAAAATATTTTTATATAATAGACGCTCCAACGAATTATTAGCCTATTTAGATATTGTAGATATAAATCAAGGTAAAATTCCAGGCAAAGCTGAAGAGCAAATCAAATATAAAACCTATTATGATCCTGCGACATATACTTACAAAGCATTAGATGCCACAGTAGACGTAAACGTGGATGATGGCATGTCATGGTTGGATCAAGAAGTTGGTACACTATGGTGGGATTTACGCAGAGCTAAATTTTTAGATGCACACATAGGTGATATAACTTATAAAAATTCTACTTGGAATACACTATATGATTCGGGCAGTATTGACGTTTATGAATGGGTCGAGTCTAAATTAATGCCATCAGATTGGGACGAAATAGCAAGTACCACTGATGGAATAGCGCAGGATATTACTGGAACTACATTATATGGCAATTCAGTATACAGCGTAAAAAGAAAATACGATTCAATATCTAAACAATTTACTTTTTTATACTACTTTTGGGTAAAAAACAAAGCAACACTGCCTAATGCAAATAGCAGATTAAATTCAGCTTTGGAAATTGCAAACATTATTAGTAATCCCAAAGGACAGGGACTAAAATATATTGAATTTATCAACACTAATTCCTTTAGTCTAACCAATATTAAACCCTTGTTAACGTCTAAGGATGTGGTACTATCTATTCAATATTGGTTGCCAAATATTGATCATAATGCAAACATACATAGTGAATGGAAAATTATCAGTGAAAATGAAAAAACTGAAATACCTAAACAAATTGAAAGAAAATGGATTGATAGTCTTGTAGGGTTTGATGAAAATGGCAAGATGGTACCTGATATTTCATTGTCTCCAAAACAAAGATACGGCATAGAATTTAAGCCAAGACAAAGTATATTTGTCAATAGATTAGAAGCAATTAAACAAGTTATTGAAAGATTTAATAGCGAATTCAAAAAAATACAAATAGACAACATAGACTTAACTGATTACTAAAGAAAGATCAAGCTCCTATTAAAGTTTTTGGATTATATGATTATGTAATTGACACTGAAAAAGAATTGCGTTTTATCAATGTTGATTCATTTAAAAAAGCCAGTCTTTCTTTGAACATTGAAAACGGCAAAATTGTGTCAGTGAGTATATTGGACAGTGGATACGGCTATCAATATGCTCCACCGATAATCATTGTGGGTCTTGGACTAAATGCCAAAGTCCAAGCAAAGTTAAATGCCACAGGCGGAATAAGCAGCGTCACCGTGCTGTCACAGGGCGAAGGCTATGATATTTCAAACACTGCAATTTCAATAAGAAATCTAACAGTCTTAGTACGCAGTGATAGTACAATATTTGGAAGTTGGTGCATTTATGCCTATAGTAACAATACTTGGAGTAAAATTAAAATTCAAGAATATGATGTTACTGGGTTTTGGCATTATATTGATTGGTACGAAGATGGATATAATCAATTTACCAAGATAGATTATGTAGTGGATAGCACTTATCAATTGTTTACAAATATCTATAAAATAGGTCAAATTGTCAAAGTTAAAAATGTAGGCAGTGCAGGATGGCTATTATTGAAAAAATATGCCGATGTAGAATCAATAGACTATACTCAAAGTTTTCAAGTAATAGGTCGTCAAAATGGAACATTACAATTAAGCGATAAATTTTATAATTTTAAATATAATAAACTTGGCTACGACAGCAGTTTGTATGACATTAATAAATTTGATAATTCAGGAAGTATTGAATTAAGAATTATTTTAAACACACTCAAAGATAAAATCTTAATAGATAATCGTAGAATACTTTACTTAAATCTTTTCTTTTTAAGTATCAAGTATGCTCTATCAGAGCAACCATTTGTAGATTGGGTTTTTAAAACTAGTTTTGTCAAAGCATTACATAATGTAGGTGAATTACGTCAAAAAGTAACATACAACAATGACAATTTGGAAGATTTTGAAAATTACATTGCTGAAGTCAAACCATATCGTACTAAAATAAGAGAATTTGTCAGCGTATATAATAACATGGAAAACACACAAAGTTTGATTACTGACTTTGATTTGCCATCATATGTTTCTCAAACTCAATTAACAGCTATTCAAACAAGAGCATCGGATCAATTATCCTATTTTGACAATATAGTTGATACTTACCCTTGGCGCTTATGGCGAGAAAATGCCGGTTTTTCTGTTAAAGAAATCAAAGTTTATGACGGGGGTAGCGGATATCTTTCTAGACCATTAGTCGAAATTGTGGGCAATTGTGTAATACCAGCAACAGCTAGAGCATTTATTGCCAATGGACAGGTCATTGCCATTCAAGTTCTAAATGAAGGATCTGGGTATTATACAGCACCTACCATTGTTATAAAAGGTCATCTAGATGTTGATGGAATACCAGCTAGAGCAACAGCAGTAATAAAAAATGATCTAGTTAGGTCTAATACTATGGTATTAAAATTTGATCGATATGCCAAGGAACCAATAGAAAATATACTGCCTTTGACTAAAACTGAAACTTTCTTAGGTGATGGTGCCACTATCGCATACGATCTTATCTATAGTCCAAATATTGAAAAAGGTCGAACTTCAGTGACAAAAGAAATTAATATGATCACTGTAGACGTTATATCAGATGAATATTCTTTGGTAAAAACCAGCAAACTAAGCGGGGATGCCAGTCATACTGTGCATTATGGACAAATAGTTTTTAATACTCCTCCAGTAAATGGCTCCATTATAACAGTTAATTATGCAAAAGATTTTAATCATTTAAAGGCCTTAGATAGGATTACTTATTACTATAATCCAGAAAGTGGTATGATAGGTCGTGACTTTGCCCAATTAATGACAGGCATTGACTACGGCGGAGTTAGCATTGTAGGCATAAACTTTGATCCACCTGAAAAATGGGATAGTGAAAATAACCCTTGGGGTGAAAAGTTATGGGATCCTAGAACAGCCAATGATGATACTAGAATCTATGATGCCTTAATTGAAGGTGGTAAATTTGGAAAGAATGGTAATACACCCTATATAACTGCTTCAGGATTTAATGCTGATGACATCATTATTGATGGCGATCGTTTTATTAGCCCATTGACTAGCCCAGCGCCAGAAGAAATGTTGCCAGGACATGTGGCAGATACACTGGTCATTAAGGTATCAGATTTCTTAATTAACGAATCTGCAGATATTGCTTGTGACAATTATATCTCTGATGGTGCAACCACTAGTTATAAAATAAGTCAATATCCTAATAATAAATCAGCAGTGATTATCAAAGTTGGGGCTGATATATTACGTCCAAAATTAGATTACACTGTGAACTTTGATAATTTATCAGTCAGTTTAACTAGCATCCCAGCTCAAGGAAAAATTATATCAATTATCAATGTGGGATTTAACGGAGATAATATTTTAGAAATTGATCATAAGATTATAGAAACTGCCACTAAAGAATTGTTATTGAATTTTAATTGGAGAGATGATTTAGAATTAATGGTATTAGTTTCTGGTGAAATTGCAAACTTTACCATATTTAAAACTGATGACACTTACTCACTTAAAAATAAATTGGCCATTAAATTTGTAGATGAAATTAGTGTAGGACAGGTAGTAAATTATATAATTTTTAAAAAGACAGCAAGCATTTCTACTAGTGTAGTAAGTAGAGAAACAATTATTACAGATGGTACTACTTTAAGATACAATTTATTCAATCCTGTTGGCAAAAGTTTGCCACTAACACAAAATACCATTGTTAGAGTTGGTAATGAAATATTAACTTCCACTGATTCATTCTCTTTTATATTAAAAGACAATGTGTACAGTTATGATATTCCATTAGGTAAGGGCAGTGTTACTGATGCAGAAGTGTTTAACATCATCGAAGACTATAAGGTCTATATTGATAATAATGAAGTTCAATTAGGTGATGCATATAATATAGACCTAATTACGCAAAAGGTCATTATTAAACCAAATTATTACTCAGAAAATTCTAAAGTTATAGTTACATTGGTGAAATATTCAGACTATGCCATAACTAAAGATGACGATTCTAATTATATTGAATTTAAAACAGCTTACCCAGATAATACTCAAATTGAAGTTATCTCCATGTACAATCATGACGTATTAAATATTCAACGTAGTGATTATAAAATTAAAGCCAACATAGAAAGTTATCAAAATAGCGTTTTTTATTTAGACGCTATTAGAGTTAGTGGCGGTATATTGACCTTAAATGCCCCAATAATTAATGCTAACTATGTATGGGTTATTAAAAATAAAACTTTATTAATACCTAATATAGACTATGTATTGTCTGAAAACAAAACAGAAATAATTTTAAATGTAATCCCAACTGATCAAGATAGATTCTCAGTGATGACATTTGGATCTAACACTACTAGAGATCCAATTTCATTCATGCAGTTTAAAGATATTCTTAATAGATCACATTATAAAAGAATAAGCAAAAATAGAACAACTTATTTGACTAAAGAATTAAAAGTTTCTGATAAAGAAATTGAAGTTAGTGATCCAACAGCATTGAATGAACCAAATATTGTTCTAAATCAGCCAGGAGTAATTTATATTAATGGCGAACGAATTGAATATTTTATTAAAAATCAAAATAAACTTAGTCAATTACGTAGGGGAACTTGGGGCACTGGTGTGCCAACTATACATGGTACAGGAACAGAAGTATTAGATATTGGTGTGGCAGAAACTATTCCTTATGAAGATAAAACAGATGTGCAGGAATGGGATCCAAATACTAGATTACCTTATATTCTCAGTAAGGATAATATTGAGGTGTTTGTGGGCGGTGTTAGACAAAGAAAGAATCCATATGTGTTACATGATGCAAGAATTCATCCAGAAAGTCCTGAGGGAGATGTAAACTATCCTGCAGATTTTACAATTGATGAAAATACAGCCCAGTTACACTTAAATAGCACACCAAGGGTGGGAATTAAAACACAGGTTGTTAGAAAGACATTGACCTTATGGAACGATCCAGGCAAAGATATAGCTAATTCAAGCAATAGCATAGCATATTTTTTAAAATTTAAGCCTAAAAAACTGAATAATGGATAAAATAAATATTTTGATAGAGAAATAATCATGCAAAACAAAGACTTTGGCGGAATTCACATAGAAGGACATATTAAAATTTGGGACCCTAGTTCTAAAGAAATATACATCAATAAGCGTAATGCCATACATTATGAAAATATGAGCGTGGCCCTGGCCAACAGTATATCTAATTCAGGGAAGGGATTTATTTATGAAATGGCCTTTGGTAACGGTGGCACTGCTGTAGACCCTACAGGCATTATCACGTACTTGACTCCAAATTCTACTGGTATTAATGCCGATTTATACAATCCAACTTATACCAAAGTGGTCGATGATAGAAGTATTACTAACATTGATCCCATAAGAAATTACATAGAAACCAGACATGTTACTGGTACAAATTATACAGATGTGTTTGTCACCTGCTTTTTAGATTACGGCGAGCCCAGTGGTCAAAGTGCATTTGATAATACGAATAATAATGAATCAGAATATGTGTTTGATGAGCTTGGATTAAAATCATATAGCGACACTAATCAAAGTAGATTGCTAACTCATGTGGTATTTCATCCAGTACAAAAAAGTTTAAACCGTCTAATTCAAATAGATTACACAGTTAGAATTCAAAGTTTAACTGGTCTAGGAACATAATATGGCAAATACTACCCCCATAAGTAATACTGCTCTAGACCATGTATATACAGTGCCAGATCAAGGCACGAATACAGATACCAGCCTAACTTTTATAGGTAGAAATTACACGGGATACACGCAGATTATTGGTGAAAACTTTTTACATTTATTAGAAAATTTTTCTAGTCCTGCTAAGAATTCCAATTCAGATATAAGCTCTGGCCCAGTAAACCCAGTGAAAGGTCAACTTTGGTACAACTCATTAAATGATAATTTAGGCAGAGGATTAAAGGTATTTGATGGAACAACTTGGGTACAACTAGGCATTGTAAAAAAATCAGCCAGTGCTCCTATAGGTCCTATTGCTGGATTTAATCTAGGCGATTTTTATGTTGATACTACTAGAAAACAACTGTATATCTATACGGGATTTGGCAGTTTTCCTTGGCAATTAATTGGGCCAAAATATAATGAGGGAGAAAAAACCACTGCTGAAGTTGATTTGATCATAGATGCTGCTGACAATACGACAAGACCAGTATTGGGATTATATGTTAAAAATAGTAGAGTGGCCATTGTCAGTGATAGAGAATTTACACCCAAAGCAGTTCAGCAAGGATTTCCTATAATTAAACAAGGGCTGAATTTAAACTCCAGTATCCCGCAAACTAACGCAAAGGGAGTTAAATTTTGGGGCACTAGCGAAAAAGCAGAATCATTGATCGTAGGCGACACAGTTGTTGATGCTAGTAATTTTCTTAGATCTGATCAGGTCAGTGTGACAAAATACGGATTTAATATTAGAAATGACAATGGCCTAGTAATAGGCACTGACTTATCATTAAGCTTGGGCGTTGACAATGGCACCAGTGTAATTTTTAATAAAAATACTGGCTCTAAAATAAATTTTAAAATTCAAAAATCATTATTTGCAGAAACTATTTTTACTATTGACTCTGGATTAGTAAACACTAGAACTGGAAGGGTAGGTATCAATAACACTGCCCCTACTCAAAGTTTAGATGTAAATGGCAGCATAACCTCTAATGAATCATTGATTATTAACGGCACTAATAACAGTGATGTTCTAGCACCAAATTACCCAAGCATATATACGGAAGGTGGCGCAAAAATTAAATTATCACTTTTTGTTGGTAGAAATCTTTATGTTGACGAAACTAGCACAATGGCTAATATTTTACCAAAAATTGAACCTAATGCTTCGACCTCACAAGCAAATTTAGGCTCGCAAGCAAATAAATGGAATAATATTTGGGCAAATAATATTACTGCACCTATAATAAATGCAACTACGATAACTGGTGATACTTTTAATGGAATATCTGAGTTTGCCAATAAATTAACCAACGGCATAGGTATTAAATTTACTGGCGATATTAAATTAACCAATACTGAAAATATACTATATTTGAATACATTAGATCCTAGTTTGATGACAATCTCATTAACTCCAGATATGATTGCTAATAAACCTGAAATAACCAGTTTAATTAGCACTGATTTATTTCTAGTTAGTAGGGAATCAAATGGTAGTAGACAATTAAGTAAAATTTCTAAAAATAGCTTACTTAATTCTTTACCATTAGTACCAGTAGGCACAATAACAATTTGGGCTGGCAAACCAACTGCTGCTATTCCGCCTGGTTATTTAATTTGTGATGGCACAGCATTGCCGCAAAGTTTGTATTCAGATTTGTTTTCAACAATAGGTCATGAATATACGGCAGACAACGAAACTATTCGAGACGGTATTCCAGTATTTAAATTGCCCAACCTCAGTAATAGTAGTCCTAATATTAAACCTAATCTTGGCGGCCCATTGAATATTGTTGATAATAATCCATTAAACAACTTAAAATTTATAATTTTTACTGGTAGGTTTGCATAATGCCATATACTATAATTAAAACTGACGGAAGTGTATTAGCTGATATCTTAGATAACAGTGTAGACAAAATATCTACTGACTTAACACTGGTAGGCAAAAGCACTAACAATTATGGCTTAGAATTTAATCAAAATTTTATTAAATTATTAGAAAACTTTGCCAGCACAACTGCACCAAAAGCTCCCATTAAAGGGCAGATATGGTATGACACTAGTGAAGAAAAAATTAGAATTTTTAATGGTAGCATCTTTAAAGAACCAAATAGACCACAGGTCAGCAGCGTCGAACCCTCTTTAAGTCCTGGTGATATTTGGATTGACAGTTTAAGAAGACAGTTGTATTTTAATGATGGTCAAGGTACAAGACTAGCAGGCCCTATTTACACAGCACAACAAGGTGTTTCTGGTAACGAAATTATTAACATAACTGATGTTGGTGGTGTAACAAAAACTTTAATCAAATTAAAAATTGGTGATGCTCTCTTAGGTGTATTCAGTAAAGACACATTTACTCCAAACTATCTAACTTCAACCGGACGCATTTTACAAAACGAAGGCATAACCGGAGTTATTAGAAAAGGATTTACCCCAGCAATTACAGGATTTGGGTTTTATGGCACAGCATTAAGTGCGCAAAACTTAATTGATGCATTTGGCAATGTTATTAACGTCAGTAACTTTGTTCAGACAACTGGAAATAGTTTTATTAACGGCTCATTGACCATTGTCAGTAATACACCGTTGACATTGGGCGCATCTAATAATTTAACATTTGAGTTAGCATCTAATCTAACCACGCTTAAAAGTAATATTCAAAATTCAGACTTGGCGGTAAATGTAAAAAATAATTCTGGATCTAGGAATGCAATCTATATTGATGCAACCAGAAGCAGAGTGGGCATTTATAATTCAAACCCAGTAAGCACATTTGATGTTGCTGGTGATGCTAATTTCCGTAACAACATTGTAACTAATAGCAGTTCTATTGGCATTGTTAATACCACAGCAACCGCAGTGAATTTTGCTGGTGCTGCTACAGAAGTTAATATTGGTGCCGGCACTGGCACAACTAAGATCAATAATGATTTAAGCGTAACTCAAAACGTCAATATTGATGGCGGCAGTTTAAACACTACATTGACTAATTTTAATCTTTTTAACACCACAGTTAAGACAATTAATTTAGGTGCTGTTACTAATACCATAAACATTGGTAGTGCTACTGGTATATCTAAATTTAAAAACGATGTAGATATACAGAATCGTCTTACTGTTTCTAACGAGATTCAATCTACCAACGTTTTAATTAAAGGCAATACTGTTAGATCTACTTCAGGCAACTTAATTTTAGATGCTACTAATTCTATTGAATTTAGCACTGATGCATTGGCTAAACAAGACTTAATTTTACAGAAAAAATTGATTTTTGATGTGGCAGGAACTGCTGAAATTACTACATCAAATCCAGCAGGGTTATATTTTAACTTTTTACCAGATACTGTAGAAAATATATATTTTGGTGGAGAAGCTACTTTTATTACTATAGGCGCTGTAACAGGGGATACCTATGTTAATAACGATTTAAATGTCATTGGTCAAGTATTCATAGGATATGACGACAGTACTCCAGCCTACTTAAAAGCTAAAACAGAAACTATGTATGTTTTTGATACTAAAACTAAAAACATATATTTAGGTGGCAAAGCTGACAACATAGTTATTGGGGATTCCACAGGACGACTGCGTATTCGTAATGCTTCGGCTTATTTTGATGGCGATATTGTAATTGAAGGAAAGTCTTTAACTGGTGGATCATCAGCTGACATACGCTCCGCTGATGATACTAGAACAGCCAGTATATTCAACCAAAATGTTACTTCACTGGCCATTGGTGGTGCTGCATTTAACATTGAAATGGGGAATACTTTTGGTCAAACCCTAATTAAGAATAATTTAGAAATCAATGGTAGTATTACAATCAACGGTCGTGGTGTCAATAGTAAGGGCACAATCTCAGTAGGTCAATTTACTACTGAGTTTGATTTGTTTCCAACGTATGTTACTGACTTAAAAATTGGTGCAGTAGCTAGTCAAATTAGAATAGGTCGTATTGAGGACATTGCCAATTTACAAGAAGGTGGTATGGTCACAATTCAACATAATTTGACCGTTAATAATAATTTAATAATGCCCAATCTTGATTCTAATGCCAGTGGTATTGGTGGGGCAGGATTATTATTCAAGGACAATGACGATATAGTTACTGCTTCGGAACTAGTACGAACTTATGGTCCATCACGTGCATTAGGGATTTTGGGCGACATATACCTCAGTGGAAGAATTTATGGTGACAATAATACCGCTGTGCTTTGGAATGCTGAAGTACAAGAAGATTTCATACTAGATCAAGGTCAGATCAAATCTTTAACAAATATTGCAAATCTTTTTGTTGACAACGGATCTGGCACAGGAGTTCAGGTAGATACTATTAATATTGGTAATGCTGATACAGTAGTTGATATCCCGGGCAAGTTAACACTTGCTTGGACAGTGATTAGGGCTAACTATGAAGCTAAGGCCGGGGATCGTTTACTAATAGACACAGTTAGATTTAATAATAATATTCAAGTAACATTACCTTTAACGCCCGCAGTGGGCGATGAAATTCGATTCATTGACCAAACTGGTATTAGTTTAGCAGCTCAATTGTTTATTAGAAGAAATGGTAATTTGATTAATGCTTCTACTGATGATATTAATATTACTACTCCAGGTCGTGCTTTCAATTTAGTATATACTGGAGCAACCAGAGGGTGGGTTTACGATAATGCTTGATTTTGATAAATATTCTAAAGGGGTTTAGGGAATGCCATATAATATTAACAAATATGATGGTACACTGGTTGCAGTTGTAGAAGACGGCACTGTGGATAATACATTAGACATCAGTCTAATTGGAAGAAATTACGCTGGGTATGGCGAAGTTCAAAATGAAAATCTAGTGCATCTTTTAGAAAATTTTGCCAGTGGCACTGAACCACCTAGAAAAATCACAGGTCAAATTTGGTACGATACTCGTGTTAAAAAATTAAAGTTTTTTGATGGCAATAAATTCAAAAGTGCAGGCGGAACTGAAATAGGAGCACTAAAACCAAGCGGGTTATCGGTGGGCGATTTTTGGTATAACACTGATACAAATCAATTGTATAGCTGTTCTGGAGACGATAACTTTGTGCTTATTGGGCCACAGGCCGTACAAAATGCACAAACTACTGAACTTAAGAGTACTAGCGTTGATGATGATCAAGGCGATCCGCATCCAATCATCAAAGGCATTATTGATGGCAAAGTTGTTTTTATCATAAGTAAAACAACATTCAATCTACCAACAGATATTGCTCTGCTAGATGTTGATCTTGTTGAAAATACTCAAAGAGTATTCACTACAATTAAAAAGGGTATCACTTTAGCCAATACTCCTAGTAATAGTGGGATTAGTTCTAATGATTATGTTTATTGGGGCACAGCCAGTGCAGCCAAAGGAATTGTTGACAGCAACGGATCAACTTTATTAACAGCTAACGACTTTGTCAAAGTAGGCACTCCTAGTTTTGTTAATCTTACAAGATTTCTTGATCCAGGATTTACTGTTGGGAATAACAACGACTTAGCAGTTTTTATTGATAATACCAACGCTGTTATCAAGAACAATTCAGCTGACAAACCTATAATTTTTAAAACTACCGTCAATGTTTTAGGTGGGGGAGCAACTGAAAAAACCCCAATTAAATTACAAGGGTTAGCACTATTACCTGGTTCTGAATATAGTACTATAGGGTCAAGTGATAATAAATTTAGCAATATTTATGCAGTTAATTTTAATGGTGATCTTAGCGGCACTGCCAGTAGAGCAGATCTGTTAAATGTCGGCGGAACTTATAGAGCTGCGGCAACAGCGGCAACAGTTAATACTGTAACAGTCAGGGATGGTAACGGTGATATCACAGCCCGTAGATTTATTGGTCTTGTAGACGCTACTAGCACAATCAGTGGTGGTGCTACTGGATCACTTGTTTATCAAAGTTCACAGAATTTAACAAACTTTTTAACTATTGGCTCAACAGATCAAGTGTTGGCAGTTAAGAATGGATTACCAACTTGGACATCATTAAGCGCCTTATTTAACGTAGGACAAGCTACCAGTATCAGTGTTACTAATACCACAGACACCAATGCTGATTATTATGTTACATTTACCAGTGGCAAAACTAGTAGTGAAACACTAAGAGTTGATGATGACAGATTTACCTATAATCCAAACACAAACACATTAAGATGTGCCATTTTTAGTGGTGTATCAACATCAGCAAAATATGCAGACTTGGCAGAAAAATACTTGCCAGATGCCAATTATGATGTTGGCACTGTGTTAATGGTAGGCGGAGAAAAAGAAGTTACAGCAGCACAAACAGGATTTCGTGCTGTAGGTGTTGTGTCTGAAAGTCCAGCTTATTTGATGAATAATGAATTAGAGGGCGGGGTAGCAGTTGCGCTGAAAGGCCGTGTGCCAGTTAAAGTTGCAGGCAGTGTCATCAAAGGACAAAGATTAGTAGCAGCTCCTAATGGTACAGCGCAGGCATTTGGTAATCACAATGACGCATTTGCTATTGCATTGGAAACTAATGTTGAAGCTGGTATTAAATTAGTAGAGTGTTTAATACTATAAATAACGAGAGGAATAAAAATGACCATTGGCGCCGGCAATACAATTTTAGCATCAGATTATAACGCAATACAGACCATAGTGTCTACAGTGTTGGGGTCTGGCAGTGGCCAATCAGGTTATGGACAATCAGTAACTAGTAGTCAAGTAGCAGCAGACAACACCATAACAGCCAGTCAAATGCAAAATTTAAAAACTGATTTGGATAAAATTTCCTACCATCAAACTAATGCAGCAAGCACAGCTCCTAGTGTGTCAGTTGGGGGCAGTATTACGGCCAGTGATTGGAGCACTTACTCTAGTCAAGCAACTACGTTACAAACTAATAAATTTACATTAAGCAGTGCTCAAGCAACAGAAACTGTTGGAGTAAATCCAACTTTTACTAATTGGAATGGAACAAGAACTCATGCTGTAAGAGTGACATTTGCATCTGCAGATGCGGCAAGATATTTTTTCAATAGTGGTAGTACAATAAAAATTATACCCAGTCAAACTGGCTATACTAGCTCTGTTTCAAAAGGCGGAAGATGGGCTGCTATTTTTAGTACAGTGACGTTTAACTACTCAAATTGGGCGGCTATGACTGGTAGTGATCAAACAATAACTACTTTTACAGATACTGGTACTTATTCTGGAAATATTTTTAGGGTACAGGCTAGAGCAGACTCTACTAATCTTTATTTAACTATGACATTTGCAGACACAGGTTCAACTGGTAACATTGACGAAGACGTTGATGGAACAACTACCAGCACTGTAAGTCATTATCGTGCCACTGGTTCTTATGTATCAGTGACAGCGCCCACAGTAACTACTACTAGCGGTCCATAAATTTTCTAACACCAACTCCTAGCAGATAATTAATATACAATGCAGGAGTTTCTATGGACGAAAGACTGGAAAAGGCTCTAGAGTTTGCCAATTTTATGGTAACTCTAAATAATCAAAAAAGATCTCTAAAAGAAAAATATCATACTGATTGTGTATACTACCAAAATGGTGGTACATTTACAATTACCAAAGATCTCATTACTTTTCTTAAAACACTAATAGACATGGGCAATACTACTGATGTAGTTGTGATTGATGATAATGACTTGCCTGTTAGAGTAAGTGATTTACAAAAATTTTTAGATGATGTAATTGATCAATATTTTATTGCTTCAAACAGTTATTATAACGATTATCAACTTCTTAAAAAGAATAGAAGCGTAGAGGCATTGACTCAATGAGCAAAGGAGTTCTAATCTATGCTCTAAACAATGAGCAGATTGACTATGCTAAATTGGCGTTAAATGCTGCGAGACGAGTAAAACAGTACTTAGGTGTGCCTGTAGCCTTAGTCACAGATAGTGCTGATTGGTTATATCAACAATATCCCAATTATAAAGACGACGTTGACATGGTCATAAAAGTTGTTCAAGATGCGGAAGTACAGCCTTGGACATCGACCTGGCAATATCCTGTAAACAGTTTGGCTTTTTATAATGGTACTATATGGCACAAAATTAACGAAGGTCCTGAAGTTCTTGAAGTTCTTGAAGTTGTTGAAGTCGCTGAGAAAGAAGTTTACACTTTTAATCAAGAAGACTTTGAACCAGTTTATGAAGGCATTGACATCGACAAATGGTACCCAAACTTGCCTTACTTGGTAGGCCAACACGTTTGGTATGAAAACACGTTATATAGATGTGCTATACAATATACTGAAGGAGAAATATTTAGTAAAGACAAATATATTTCATTAATTGATCGTGTTCGAGATAGCGAAGTCATTGAAGAAATAATTAAAGGTGATATTGTTCTGTTTAATCGTACTTTATGGATGAGTAAAATTGATAAAATATCTGCAAGCAATACTAATATTCAAAAAACTTATAAAATTGAGGATAATTTTATTAGAGTTTATGAAGGTATTGACATTGATAAATGGTATCCTAATTTACCCTATTTGGTAGGCCAACACGTTTGGTATGAAAACACTTTATATAGATGCCATAATGAATATGAGGAAAAAGAAAAATTTAGCCTAGACCAATATGACGTTGTTTTAGAAAATGTCAAGGAATTAACGCAGCAAACTAAATTTACCAAAGGTGATATATTATTTCATGAAAGAGTTTTATGGATATCATTAATAAATTATGATCTTGCACATAATAACACTAAAGATAAAATTAGATATGATTTGTGGGAAAATACCAAAGAAAGATTTTTAGTATATGATTCTGCTCCACAATATCGTCAATATTTTGATGGTGCGATGACTCATAAAAAACTAAGATTTAAAAATGATATTCGTATTAAAAGTTTTGAATTGAGTCCATTTGATGAAACTTTGGTTATTGATTGCGACTACTTAATCAATAACGATATATTAAAATATTGCTGGCAACAGCCCCATGATTTTTTAATACATAAACAGGCAGTAGATCTTAGTGGTTATAGGTATGACCCAAGATTAATTACTTTAAGCGATAAAAGCATTGACTTCTATTGGGCCACTGTGTTCTTTTTTAGAAAAAATAAAAATACAGAAATCTTTTTTAATTACCTAGGACATATACAAGAAAACTGGAATTATTATAGATATATCTATCAAATTGAGCAAGGGTTATATAGAAATGACTTTGCTTTTAGTATCGCTATACATGTCATGAATGGATATCAAAATGGCACATGGTCCCATGATCTGCCAGGAAAATTATACTATACCATTGACAAAGACATATTACTTGAACATGAAGATACTGAGATGAAATTTTTAATTGAAAAAGAAAAATATCGAGGTGAATATACATTAATGAAAACTAAGAGTATTAATGTGCATGTAATGAATAAATTTAGTATAAGCAGAATATTAAATGAGGAACTAAATGTCTAAAGGATTTTTGATATTCGCTGAGGATGCCAAGTTAAAAAAGTATACAAGATCTGCTTATGCATTAGCATTGAGTATAAAAAATCATATGCCTGATAGTAACATAAGTTTGGTCACTGACAATAAAGTTCCTGAAAAATATCGTTTAGTATTCGATCAAATTGTCCCAGTCCCATGGCGTGATAGAAATAAAACAACTACATTTTTTAAAACAGAAGATAGATGGAAACTCTATCATTGTAGTCCATATGACGAAACTATTGTATTGGATGCAGACATGTTGGCGTTTTCTAACTTGGATATTTGGTGGGAATATTTAAAAGATTATGACGTATTTTTAACCAGTAATGTATTAGACTACAGAGGAAAAATTATAACTGGGAGATATTACAGAAAAACATTTGATAGTAATAACTTACCAAACTTTTACTTTGGTGCTGCTTATTTTAAAAAGAGCGATTATGCAAAAGAATATTTTAATTGGGTCGAAGATATCAGTAATAATTGGGAATTGTTTTATGGGCGTTATGTTAATGTAAATTATCCTAAATTGCCCAGTATGGATGTAACTGTTAGTTTAGCTGCCAAAATTTTAGATTGCGAAAATCTAGTTAGTCATAAAAATGCACCTATAACTTTTACTCATATGAAGCCCATGATTCAAAATTGGGAGAGCCCAACTGAATCTTGGCAGGATAGCATTGGGGCATATTTTGACAAAAAATGTGAACTTAAAATAGGCAATTATCAACAACAAGGCTTATTCCATTATACAGAATATAGTTTTTTAACAGATCATATAATAAATCAATTAGAAAAAATTACAGGAATAAATTAAATGTTGTTACAAGTAGAGTGGGACATCACCGAGGAAGATTTAAAATCCTACGAAGACAAAATCAAACAAGATGATTTTAGATTTGTTTTTTATGAACCCGAGACTGGTGAAATAAAAGGCATATCTAATATGGCCAATGATCAAGCATTGCCATCTGTTACTGTAACTTTTAGTCAAGTTAAAAGCTTGCTAGAAGGCACAGATGTCATACATAACTATAAAGTTATTTTTAGTCCAGATGCCAAAGACTACGCATTTATTCGATTAGATGAGCAAGAAGAAATATTACAAAGCATACATGATGTGATATTTCAATTTCCATGCATAATAGACACTAGTGTGCCTTTAGAGTATGATCTTACCAATGATATTACTGTTATACAAGACTATACAGATACTTGTTGGAAAATATATATTAATGGTAATTTAGCTCGATCATTACGTGATAGAAAATTATATTTTGATCAAATTTACGAAATTTACTTAACAGAATTTAATGACCCTAACGTGTTATATAAAACATTAAAAGTTCCTATGACTGAGTTAATTAATAATTTTTATTGCATACTACCATTTGATCGAGTAGATGAAGATGAGATTAGGGTTAGTGTATATGCAAGAAAAATATTTGAAAAATATCAATATATTAAAACAAAAATATGACAAAAATATTCAGACCACTTGATTATGATATCATATATCTTAGCTATGATGAACCAAATGCTGAGAAAAATTACGCAGATTTATTAACCAAAGTGCCTTGGGCCAAACGTGTTCACGGGGTCAAAGGTAGTGATAGTGCTCACAAAGCCTGTGCTCGATTAAGCGAGACTCCAAGATTTACCACAGTGGATGGCGACAATATAATTCGTCCAGATTTTTTAAACATAGAAATAGACATAGCCAAATATCCCAATTTAGAAAACAGTGTAATCAGTTGGAGTGGCTATAATATCATCAATGGCCTAATGTATGGTAATGGCGGATTAAAATGTTGGACTATAGACTTTGTCATGAATATGCGTACACATGAAAATGCTGATCCCAAAGATAGCGTAGGTCAAGTTGATTTTTGTTGGGACCATCAATATATTCAAATGAATGATTGTTATAGTGATGTACATAACAATGCTACTGCTTTTCAAGCATGGCGAGCAGGATTTAGAGAAGGTGTTAAAATGAGTCTAGATCGTGGAGTCAAGCTAACTAAAGTTTCAGTTAAAGAAGGCGTACATTGGAAAAATTTACATAGACTAATGATTTGGTGTAATATTGGCAGTGATGTAGATAATGGGTTATGGGCTATGATGGGTGCTAGACAAGGTTGTTATATGACCAATTTAACTGATTGGGATTATCGTAATGTAAGAGATTTTGACTATTTGACTGACATGTGGCATAGTCAAGTTAAAGAAGTGAATCTTGTTGAAAGATTGAATTTTTATGCCAAAGAGCTAATTAATGATTTAGATTTAAGTGTGACTACTTTAGATAGTGTTCAATCTAAATTTTTTAAAATAGTATATCAACCTCATAATAGAGTTGATCTAATAGAAACGGATTAATAATGGATAATTTTGAAGCATTTAGACAAACAAAGGAATCACTTGATAAAACTAGTCCTAGTTTTTGTCTAGCTAAATGGAATCAAGTTACACTTCATCTAGGAGCAGGGTTAACGCATAGTTGTCATCATCCAGCACCACATAAAATACCTATAGAAGAAGTAGAAGAAAATCATACTGCTTTACATAACACTTTACATAAAAAATTATTAAGAAAACAGATGATGGAAGGCCAACGACCTGTTGAATGTAATTATTGTTGGAGAGTAGAGGATGCTCAAACAAATATTAATGAAAATGTTGTTTTTAGTGACAGAATTACAAAAAGTGCTGAGCCTTGGGCTAGACCATATCTAGAACAAATTCAATCTAAACCTTGGGATTTCGACGTCAACCCTACATATCTAGAAGTATCATTTGATACTGTATGTAATTTTAAGTGTGCTTATTGTTCACCAACTTTTTCTTCTACTTGGCGTCAAGAAATAGAACAGCATGGTCCTTATAATTTGACAAATATGACAATGCATAGTTTAGATTATTTAAAAGAAAAGGGCTCGATGCCAATTCCAGTATCACATCACAATCCATACATGGAAGCTTTTTGGAAATGGTGGCCTGATCTTGTTAAAGATTTACATGTTTTTAGAATTACAGGTGGAGAGCCATTATTAAGTAAACAAGTATTTAGAGTATTGGATCATTTAATCGATAATCCTCAACCAAATTTAGAATTTAATATTAATACTAATCTTGATGTTCCTCTGGAGATTATGAACAAATTTATTGATAAGATGAAAATTGTTCAAGAAAAAAAAGCAATACGAAAGTTTAAAATTTATACCAGTAATGAAGCACACGGCAAACAGGCTGAATATATTAGATTTGGATTAAATTATGATCAATGGTTAAAAAATTGTCATCGCGTATTATCTGAAATTCCTGATAGTCAATTAACAATTATGGCTGCTTACAATATTCTTAGTTTGCCCAGTTTTAAATTATTGATGAATGATATCATTGATATGAAATGTCAATATACTCAACAACCTATTCGTAAAAATCCAGTATCATTGGATGTACCTTATATTCGTTGGCCTGAGTTTTTAGCACCATGGGTCGCTGATGTCAAATTTTTGCCCATGCTTGAAGACGTAGTTACCCATATGTTTAAAAATCTTCATCAACTAAATTGGCCACCACTTTGTGGTAAAGGCTTCTTTGATTACGAAGTAAATAGAATTGAGCGTGTATTTTATACTGTGAGGGATGAAATGATAAGAAACCATTCTGATCCTTCTAGGATTGATCCATTAAGAGCACAATTTGCAGAATATATCACAGAATATGATCGACGCCGCGGCACTAATTTTAAAGAAACTTTTCCAGAATTAGCTGATTTTTATCAGAAATGTAAAATGTATACTAAAAAGTGGCAAACACAAGGACCTTACTAGGAATTAATTATGATGCATAAACCAAATAACGAAAGTAACGTAGAATATAGAGATAGAGTATTAAATTCTATAGGCCCTGGTTTTTGTGGGGCTAAATGGTATAATGCAACTATCTGGTTAGGAAGTGGCACAACAACTAGTTGCCATCATCCACCTTCACATAAAATACCTTTAGAAGAATTAAGGGATAACCCAAAAGCATTACATAATACCAAATATAAAAAATTAATGAGAGAGCAAATGCTTCAAGGTAAGAAACCCGAAGAATGTGATTATTGTTGGAAAATTGAGGGGTTGGGCGAGGATAAGGTTAGTGATCGTGTTTATAAAAGTTTACTTTACACAGAGCAGGAATTACAAGATGCTAAAAATATTTTTGGCAGTAACTTAGATGTAGATTTAAAGACTTTGGAAATAGCGTTTGATGCTAATTGTAATTTTGCCTGTAGCTATTGTAATCCTAGTTTTAGCACTACTTGGATGACTGACATCAAAACTCATGGCTTTTATCAAAACTTAGTTAGCGATGGCGGAGGGGCATATCAACAGGATGGTACTTGGGCTCAGCCTTATGGAATCAAAAACTTAGATAATCCATACATAGCTGCATTTTGGAAATGGTGGGAAGGTGATTTACAACATAGCCTACGTGAATTAAGAATTACTGGCGGCGAGGCCACCATGAGCCAAGATTTTTGGCGATTAATAGATTGGTGGGAACAGCATCCTGAATGTGATGTTGGATTGGCAGTTAATAGCAATTTAGGAGCCAAACAACAGCTTATTGAAAGATTATGCAAATCTACACATAGTTTTAAAAATTTTCGTTTATATACCAGTAATGAATGCTTTGGCAATCAAGCAGAATATATTAGAGACGGGTTAGATTGGTCTGTTTGGCTAGATAATTTACGTATGATGATTTCTAAGGGAAAATGTAAATCTACACATATCATGATGACTATCAATGCTCTATGTCTTTTTAGTATTGTGGAATTCATGGAAGAAATGTTGTCTATTCGACGTCAATATGGGCGTGATCATTGTCATATGAGTTTTAATATATTACGTTTTCCTAGTTTTATGAGTCCATTAGTATTACCAGAAAATATAAGAGTTGAACTATCTAATAAAATAGAAACTTGGATTGATGCTAAATGGAGTGGACAAGAAAATGTAGATTTACAAGGCAATCGACTTATAAATCAAATGGAATATGAAGGGATCAAAAGGCTTGTATCCTATCTTCGAGAATTGAATGTAGGGCATAACCATACTAGTAGTTTAGAATCTAGACAAAGAGATTTTAAAAGTTTTTTCATGCAATATGATCAAAGAAGAGGTAAGGATTTTAAAAAAGTTTTTCCAGAACTTTCAGAATGGTATGATTCTATTCCTGAAACTAATATTGCTCCATTAATAAAATTAATTAGTGGAGACAGCGTATTGGAATCAAGTCATCTAGAACAATTAATAGAAAAGGCAAATCAAGAAAAATGGATTTTAAAACCAACTCATCCAAATCCAGGTAGTAAAAACTATGTTAAACCAATAGAAGGATACCAAAATCCCATAGAAAAAAAAGGAAATATCTAATAAAATGAGTATGCTTAATGTAATTAATTTATGGGATACACTGGATACTGGCATGAATTATCATGAATATACTCTTCGAAATAAAACTTTTAACTCTTCTGGGGCGGACAATGAGGAAGCATGGGCTCAAAATATAAAAAAAAATATTAAAACTTATGGTAAAGACGAATTTGTTTATAAATTTAATTCTTTAGGTTTTAGATCATCTGAATTTGACAATCATGATCCTATTAAAATATTGTACGTGGGGTGTTCAGTAACCGAGGGAACTGGTCTTCCAATAGAACATATTTGGGCTAGTTTTTTAAATGATCAAATTTCAAAAGAAATAGGAAAACCAATAAACCTATATAATGTATCACGTGGAGGTCACGCAATTGATTCAATGGTTAGATACACATATCTAACAATTAAAAATAATTTTAAACCTGATTTTGTTTTTTTTATGATGCCAGGAGTTACGCGAAAAGAAGTAATACTAGATTGTAAACCCTTAAATAGGATGACAACTTTTAATTTTATACATAACTATACTCCCCCAAATGATGCATTCGTTGAGCTAAAACGAACTCATTCAGCATTATTAGGCATGCTTAATTATAGAGATAGTTATAACTCAGCTTTTAAAAATTTATTGTTTTTGAAATATTTTTTAATGACTGAGCAAATTAATTGGGCATTTGCTTTTTGGAATGGTGAATTCAACTCAGATATGATTTCTAATGCCGTTGAAGGAAATTTAAATCTAGATACATCCATTCCGTACGAATTGCAAGATCACTATATCCCAGGTTCACTAGTATTTGACAAAGAGTTTGATAGATTTTATCCAGGTATTTATAAAAAAAAATTTCCATATGAAATTGCTCGTGATGCACTGCATTGGGGACCTAACTCTCATTTCAATTTTTCTGAACAAATTTATGATCATTTAGTCAAAAAACAGTACTTTCAAGAGCTACTCGAAAAATGGAAAAAATGAAAATAGCAGTATGTTTTAGTGGCCAAGTAAGAACTTGGAAATATTGTTATCAAAATTGGATAGATAATTTAACCCCGCTTGGGGATGTTGATTATTTCTGCCATTTTTGGGATTATAACTCAGTTCCTGAAGGATCTAAAAATGGATATGATAAAATTCCAGAGGATGTATTATTAACTGCTGATGAAAAACAAACTATAATAGATTCATTAAAGCCTAAAAAAATTGAATTTGGATCTAAAAAGATATGGGGCGATGTTCAAGTTTTGCCAAATTTAGAAAATTGGTATTCAAAAAAAGTAGCCAATAGATTAATACCTTGGCATCGAAATCAATTTTATAGTTTAATGAAATCGGCGAATTTAAAAAGACAGTATGAATTAGAAAATAATTTTGAATATGATATTGTTATTCGTATGCGTCCTGATTCTATATTTGAGAGCAGACCAACTATTGACAAAGTAAAACCTAACACAGTGTATACTATACATAGAAGATTTTCTAAGGAATTAGACAAATATGCAATAGGCGATGTATATTATCATTGTGATAGTTTTACATTTGATCAAATTAGTTGGTTTATTGATGCATTAAGATTTATAGACGAAATAGATTTAATTCCAGGATCCCCTCCTGAATATATTTTTTATTATTATATAAAAAGTATCGGGATAGATTTAGATTTTGCAAACGTTGATCCTAGAGTCGTAGTTACTGCTGAATCAATGGCACGAAAGGGATTCCTTCAAGGTAATGAAATATTAAATACGAGCATATGAATATAGCAATTTGTTTATTTGGTAATGGATTTAACTATAAGGATATGAGAAATTTACTTTATCCTAAAGTAAGCAACTATTGCCTATTTGCTCATTCATATACTGAATTTAATAATGATGGATTTACATCTACTATTATAGATACACCCTATGTCATAAAAGATAATGAATATTATACGGATTTGAATATTAAATTGAACGCCGTTCCAAGTTGTTTAACTGAAGTAACTGCAATACACAATAGACCCGACAAATATACAGATATAACTAATAGTATGATGAAAGTGAATACCTTAAAAAGGAAATATGAAATAGATCATGACATAGTATTCAATATTGTAGTAAATATTAATTTTAGCGTTGATTGTCAAGGTGAATTATTTAATACTATTACAAATATAGGCATTGATAATTATCCTAATAGTGTATTTGGGAAATATAGTGTAGAATATTCTGATTACAAAACTCCTAGATTTAATACTGACTTTTGTTTTGGTTCTTCATTGACCATGGATGTCGTTAATAATTTTCATAGATATTATAGTAACGGAGCACTGTATCAAATATTAAAATCAGATTATTATGACTCCGCTTATAAGAACATGCATTATAAAGCATTAGTTTGGAAATGGCTGGCTATAAAAAATATTATACCTAGAGATTTAAGATGAAAATAGCAATATGTTTTAGTGGTCAGACTCGAACTTCTACATTATCATCTATTAATCTAAAAAGATTTATAGGAGATTTGTGGGACCAATGCGATTTTTTTATACACACATGGGATATTGAGCAGTTACGAAGTAAGCATTGGGGTCCAACAGCCTTTAAGCCTAGACCAGTCACACAAGTCCCAATGGAAAGATTTGAAGAACTTAAACAGATATATCAGCCTAAAAAAATTGAAATTGAAAATTATAATGAATGTTTATCTAGCATAGAAGCTAAACATGGAAAATTATCAATTGGGGGGAATTGGGTCCCATTATTTTATTCGTGGCAAAAAAGTGTCTTAATGGCTTCTGAGTATCAACAATATGATGTAATGGTAAAATTAAGAACTGATGTTATATTTCCTTCTTATAGAAGTTTAAAAAATGCAATAAATCAATATAATTTAAATCAAGAAATATTTTTAGTTGATAATTTAATTGATACTAGAATCGATGATGTATTTTGGGTTGCTAGTGCTAGTAATATGTTAAAAGCTAGTGAATATTGGTTTTACTTGTATAAATATTGGTTAGAAAATGATTTTAAAACATTAGAATTTATAGATTATATGAAACTAATGAATATCAAATATAAAAAGATTAAAAATGACATTATTGAATATCAAAATGGATATTCAATATTTCGAGAAGAATGCAAACACCTTGATCCATTAAATTTTAAAGAGTGTTACGATTGTGAACAACAATACTATGGCAGTGATCCCCCCTTTATTTGGCAAGGACCAGGATAGCTATAAATAAAAATATGAAAATTGTAAAAAAACACTGGGGTGAAGAATTATGGATAGCTGATGGTACAAGTACCCCATACGCTGGTAAAAAAATATTATTTTTGGCCGGACATCGAACTAGTCTTCAAGTACATCAGCATAAAATAGAAACTAGTTATGTATTAAATGGCACTGGGATTTTACGTCGCAGTAAACAGGTATTTGATATATCAACTTTTTTAGAAAAAGGTATGCCTGCCAATGAAGTGGAAGAATATGAAAAAACATTTGATATAATACTGCTCAGTCCTGGCATAGTTTTTCATATATTCCCAGGATATGTACATCGTGTTATAGCAAATTCAAATACAGACTTAGAATTTATCGAGATGAGTTCTCCTGAGCTAGATGATGTTTTTAGATTACAAGATGATCGAGGTAGAACGCATGGTAGAATTAGATACGAGCACGAATAGCATTGTTATTATACCTACTGCTGGATTGGGCAGTAGAATGAAAAATTATACAAAAAATCTTAACAAAGCATTACTGCCCTATAAATTTAAACCAGTCATATCACACATTATTGATCAATTTCCTGTAGATGCTAAATTTATCATTCCAGTTGGTTTCTTGGCCGATCAAATTAAAGACTTTTGTAAAATAGCGTATGCTAATCGAGATATTGAATTTGTTCAAATAGATGACTATGTTAGTAGTAAATCTGGAACTTCATATACATTACGACATTGCAGAGAAAAGGTAAACGGTCCATTTTGGTACGTACCCTGTGATACTTATTTTAATGAATCAATTGTTGATAAAGTAACAGATAAAAATTGTTATTTTGTAAAGACAATTTTAGAAAAAGACACACATTTGTATACTATGTTTGACGTGGATGACAATCAAAAAATTAGTAAAATAACATTTAAACAACATACCCCGCATACAAATAAGGCCTTTACTGGGCTAATGTACATACATGAGTATAAGAATTTTTTTGATAGTTTAGAACAAATTAATTCTGAAGAATTAATTTACTCGATACAGTTAGGTGATAATGTGGCCAATTTAAACTCATGGCAGGACTTTGGTAATCCTATAAATTATCAAATTGAATTGAATAAAAGCCAAAAATTTGATTTCACTAAAGAAAATGAATTAACCTATATCTGTAATAATCGTGTAGTTAAATGGTGGCTAGATTCATCAACTCCAAAGAAAAAATATATTAAAACATTAAAAAATCCTTCAGTTTTCCCATCCAATTGTGAACATATTGGTAACTTTATGGCATATGATTATTTTGATGGTAAAATATTATATGAACGTAATGATTCAAATATATTTGCTTCATATCTTAATTGGTTAAAAGATGATGTTTGGTTGTTGGTAGACATAGATATTACTAATGCATCGATTGAATTTTATAAAAATAAAACTCTATCACGAGTCAATAAGTTTTTAGAAAAATATCCAAACCTCAAACAAATTAATTTTATTGATGGAGTAAAAGTTAATGATTATGGCTATTATTTAGATAAGATTGATTGGGACTATTTGAGCAATACTACATTGCCAGGTTTCATTCATGGTGATTTACATTTTGATAATACTATTATCAATAATGACGGTGAATTCAAAGTAATAGACTGGAGACATGAATTTGGTAATGTAGTTGAGTTTGGCGATATCTATTATGATCTAGCTAAATTAGCAGGTGGATTAATAATTAACTATTCTAAAATTAAAGAACATAATTTTGATATTAAAATAGACAATGATAATGTTACTTTATCTATCCCAAGTGTAGATCAAATTACAATATATCAAAAACAACTTAAAGAATTTATAATAAATCAAGGATACGATTACAAAAAAGTACAAACGCTAATCCCAATCATATATTGGAACATGAGTCCTCTACATGCCGCACCTTTTGATTTATTTTTATGGTATTTAGGAATTAAATTATTTCAAGGAATAGAATATGAATGATAAAGTAATTATTTGTAATGGTGACAGTTGGACATATGGTTCTGAAATATTTCTACCAGAGCTCTTTACAAAATACCCTGAAAAATCAGTTTGGGAACTTGAGTTGTTAATAGAAAATGATAGTTATCGAGTTGATAGAATTTGGCCAACTTGTTTGTCTAGGGAACTAAATGTACGAACAATTAATATTGGTAGAGTAGCTGATGATAACAATGCAATCTTAAATAGAACTATAAATTTTGTACTTCAAGGATTACAAAATAAAACTTTTACCAGTGATAACTTGATGATAATACACGGTTGGACTACCCCGGAGCGTAGAGAATTTTGGTACAAAAATCCAACAAATCCATCAGAAAGTTTTATATATAGACTTAGCCCGCATGGTATTGGCTTCCCAACGGATTCTGACATTTATAAATTTTGGAAAATTTATGCTATGAATTTTTGGAATCCTGAAGAATATATAGTGAGACATATAATCAATTTACTCACATTTGAACATTTTTGTAAATCAAATGGAATTAAATTTTTACACTTTAATGCATTTTATCAAGGAAACGGGACAATTCGAGAAGGCGGTGTAAGGCATATTAGTAATTGGACAGATTTAGATTTACATGATGAGCTAAAAAAGCTAGACAATTCTATGTTGGGTTATACAAACTTTTTTGATTCTAAAAATCTAGGTGTTAGACAGGCTTCCCCATTTCATTTTTCAAATCTTTGGGCAGAAATTGACGATATTAGATATTATAACAAAAATCAGACTAGTAACTCATTCAAATCTTTTATAGAAAATTCTAATATTGATGACCCAATTACTGGAATACACCCTAGTCCTGAAGGACATGCAATTTGGGCTAAAGAACTAGCTGAATACATAACTAAACATAGTTTATTGTAAATTGAAAAATTATGTTAGTTTAAGTAGATATCCTGGCAAAACAGGAGAAAACTATTATCGTAAGTTTTTTACTTTAAAAAATTTACCATATACTTATAATGCCTTAGCATGCGAAAATATAATTGAAAGTGTAACTCAATTAAAAAAATCTAATATTAATGGATTTAGTGTAAGCATGCCTTATAAATCGTCGGTGATATCGTTGTTAGATTCAGTAGATAAATTAGTTACACAATTCAATAGCTGTAATACAGTAGTGAATATTGATCAAAAATATATTGGTTATAACACTGATTATTATGGAGCAATACATGTATTGAAAAATGTGCCAGAATATGAGCCTATTAATATATTAGGCAACGGTGCAATGGGAAATATGTTCAAAAAGATTTTAAATAATCGAGCTAATGTCTATAGTCGTTCCTTGGGCAACTGGCATAAAATATACTCATTAACTGGAACGGTAATAAACTGCACAAGCTTGGGAACTTCTACCAAGGACAGTCCTTTTACCAAATTGCCAAAAATAAATTACATAATTGATTTGGCTATAAATGAAAATGATTTAAAAAAACAGGCCACATTATCTAGTATTAAATATGTAGGCGGAAAAGAGTTTTACCAACAACAATTTAAAAAACAATTTGAAATTTACACTGGAATAACTTTGAGTCAATTGGAAATTGAAGATGATAATTAATAAACTAGTATTAGATGTTGACGGAGTACTTAACACTGGACATATTTTATATAGCAGTCAAGGAAAAATGTTCAAAGTCTTTGGTCCACATGACAAAGATGGATTTAAAATAATAAAAAAATATTTGAATGATATTACTTTTATTACAGCAGATGTAACTGGTTGGGACATAACTTATGCCCGAATTGTAAAAGATTGGAAATATGATCCTTCGCAATTATTATTAGTTACAGAAGAGGATCGTATGGGATGGTTTGAAAAAAACTGCAATTTTGACACTACAGCATACATAGCTGATGGGTATAATGATGCGCCTATATTGAAAAGAGTTAAAATTGGTATAGCACCAATTTCGGCAAGAATAGAAGCAAGAGAAGCAGCAAAATATGTAACATGCTCTCGTGCAGGCGAGGGTGCTGTTTTAGATGCATGTTTGTATTTAGAAAAAGTAATAAATGGACTTGAGCAAATTTAAATTAGGTATAGGGCCTATGAGCCCAGAAATTGTTGATATTTGCTTAGAATATAGCAAAGTTAATAATTTCCCTATGATGATCATTGCCAGTAGAAATCAGGTTGACGCTTATACTGGATATTCATTTACTACAGAAAAATTAGTAAATTTTGTCAAATCTAATATAAACTATGATCCTAATAGGATACTTATATGTAGAGATCATTGTGGTCCTTACTATGCAGATATTGATAACAACTTATCAATTGAAGACGCTGTAAAAAATTGTATCAGCACAATTGAATCTGACATTAAAAATGATTTTGATTTGATTCATATAGACCCTAGTAGAGTTTCTGATGAAAAAAAATATATCATAGCAGATGAGTTTATCAGTCACATTCTAAAATTGAATAATGAAATATTTTTAGAATTTGGCAGCGAGGATAATCTTTCTGAAGAAGAAAATATTAATCAAATATATGACGATATTGAGTTTAGTAAAAAATATAAATCTAATATAAAATTCCTAGTTGGAAGAACTGGCAGTCTTACTAAACATGAACAAGTAGGAAATTTTTCCTTATTAAACAACACTAAACTAGCTGATATTATTCATTCTAATGACTTTTTGTTTAAAGAACATAATGCTGACTATTTAACAGCAGCAAATATTAGTTTGCGTAAACAAGCCGGGGTAGATTCATTAAATATTGCCCCTCAATTAGGTGTAATTCATACAAAAAATTTACTGAACTTAGGCAAATATTTTAAAATAGAATATAATATTTTTAAAGAATATGTACTTAAAAAAGAAGTATGGAAAAAATGGATCACTTCAAATATAGATGACGATGAAACTAAATTATTAGTGAGTGGTCACTATTTTTTAAATTCACCACAAGCTAAACAATTACTAAATCTGATAAATTTAGATCAATTTAAAATTAATTTAAAAAAAGAAATATTTTCAGTTTTAGATGTTTATAGGCATGTACTTTTTGATTTCGCCCAACCAAACAGGTAAATTCTTTCTAGGACCTTTGGCACACCATATATTACTGGCGTCTTTCATTTCAAAGTCTACGAAACTTAATGATAATGGCTGTTTAGAATACTTTTGTATGGCTACATCTAATGTTTCTTGATCTAAAAACCAATATAGTGTATCTTTAACGTATTCTTCTAAGATTAATCTAGCATGATCTTGAATTAAATCAAAACTACCTTGTGTACCAGTATAAAATATAGTACTGGCTAAATGTTGAGTATAGTTTACATGGCTTCTATGATTTTTTTCATAGATATGAATGTCACAATCCTTACTTAATAAGTAAAACTTATTTCTAACTAAACTGTCAGTGTCTAACATAATAATATAAGTAGGCTTGATCAATAATTCACTCAATCTCACAAATCTAGTACAGGCATAATATGTTTTTATCAACTCATTACGAATTTTTTCAACATTTTCACCAGGCTTGATCATTTTGCTGCGACGTCGCTGTAATTCTACATCAGTGGGCATGTTGCGATAAATGTCAAATGCTGGATCTACAATTTTTATGTCAACAACTTCATAACTATAACTGATATCATTGACTCCACACCATTTTTTTGACACATCACTAGGATTATATAAATGAAAGTGTATGGGATATGAAAAATACTGCCTAATACTGCCAATCAAAGGCTTGGCATGCTGATTAAAATACGTTTCATCGGCAGCTACATAAAAACAAACATCAGTTTGGGGGAATTCCCCTAATAAAGGTGGTAGTTTCAAGATTAAATAATAATATATGTATATATCCTACTTTCCCGACCAAACAGCTCAGAAATCTCAACCAATTTGGCAAAGTTTTTTAGATAGCTGCAAAAAATTTAATATCACTGCCGTGGAAAATAGCATGACAGCTGATGCAGCTTTAATTTGGAGTGTACTATGGCAAGGTAGGATGGAAAAAAATCAGTTAGTCTACGAACATTACAGAAAACAAGGAAAACCTGTTTTCATAATTGAAGTAGGTGCATTGGATCGTGGAAGAACTTGGAAAGTTGCCTTAAACAATATTACAAAATATGGTGATTATGCCAATACTGAAAATTTAGACGCAGACAGAAGTAAAAAATTAGATATTAACTTAGTTACTAGGAAAATTGACAGTCAATCACCTATATTGATTGCAGCACAACATGAAAATAGCCTACAATGGACGTCGCCATTGACTGTACGTGAATGGATTAAGGCACAAATAGAAAAAATAAGGCAATATACAGATAGACCTATCGTAGTTCGTCCGCATCCAAGATTTTATATTGGAAATTTTACAGGAAATAATATATTCATGAGTACGCCTACTAAGATTGCCAATACCTATGACAAATATGACTTAGATTTTGACTATTCCGTTGTAATCAACTATAATAGCGGTATTGCTGTACAAGCAGCCTTGAATGGCACACCAGTACTTACAGACCATTCCAGTTTGGCACATGAAGTTTCAATCAGTCTTGACCAAATTAATGAGCCAATACTAGTAGATAGAACTGAATGGTTCAAAAAAATTGTGCATACCGAGTGGACCCAAGAAGAAATTGCATCAGGCTTACCTTTAGAAAGATTATTAAGTAAAGTTAAGTTGACACCATTAGTTTAATCGTATATAATTGCCTTATGTATGTAGATGATATCATTTTTGAATTAGATAAGTTTGGGGTTGAAAACTTAAATCGATGTGTCTCCCATAGAGATAGACGCATATTGGAAAATATGCCAGTTTTGTTAAACTCCGACACCTATATTACCGAAAGTCAAGCTAATTTGATTTTAAAAATTCTAAAAAATAATTTAGACTATTTGACTTTTATTGGTCCCAGTTTGGTTTTTGCTATAAAAAATCCTACTTGGAGGAAAAAATTTAAAACTCTGGAAGTAATTAGAAAAGTCAGCGTTATTCAATCCCCAAATAAGAATTTTTTGATAGATGTGTATTTTAGCTATGACAGTGAGATCATAAAAATTTTAAAAGGCTTAGAAAAAGTTGCTCAAATTGACAAAAAGTACAATGAGGGAAAACATATCTTTTTTGTATTGGAGGAAAGAGCCTGTGTCAATATACATAAGGTGTTAGAACCACTAAATTTTGAATTTTCTGACGATTTTTTAGAAATTTTAGAAAAAGTTAAAAACGTTGATGTTGAAAAAATTCAATCAAAATTTAATTTTACTAATTTTAATCAAGAAAAAATCAAAGAAGATATTTTACAAAATGACTTATTAATTTTAGATCGAAAAATTCGCTATCAATACCATTTTTCACCAAAATTTGACAAAAATACTGAAGAAAGTTTGGCCTATAAAATTGCTAGTAGAAAAAAAGCTCCAGTGTACTTGGACCCTAAACAGGTCACTCTAACTGACATTTTAAAAAATTTACTGTCATTAAAAAGAGACAAAATTTTACTGATTTTTGACGAGTATAAACCAGTAGATTGCGTAGAACAACTAAAAAATGTGAAAAATTCCCTAAATGAATTATGTGAAAATAATGTGGGAATTTATTTTAGATTTGATAACAAAAGTGATGGAAAAGAATTTAATAAACTAATTGCAGAAAATTCTTTTAATAAAAAATTAGACAAAAATACCAAAATTGTAGGTATTGCAAATGGAAAAATACCAAAATTTATGATTGATAATGAATGGTACCCAGATGCTGCAATAACATTCACAAATAGTTTTAGAAATAATCGAAGTGTAACCTATTGCAATGCCTGTGATCTTATTGTATACTATACAGCTACCACACCATTGAGCGTAAAAATTGATGACATCATGTAAATTAATCATTAAGGATGAAGTAAACATCAAACTGGAAGGGCTTCCTATTGAAGCACGAAGAAAGTTGGCTAATACTTTTAAATTTCAAGATCCCACTGCAAGACATCGTCCCAGTTACAAATTAGGACGCTGGGACGGCTCAATTAGCATGTTTAGTATTGGCGGCAGTGGTTACTTGTATCAAATAGAAAAGATATTAGAACTGCTGGAAGAGATGAAAATTGAAGTTACTGACGTCAATGACAACAGGACAGCTATAAACATTGACTTTCAACCTGTAACAGAAACATATTGGAAAGATCAGGGTAAAGTATGGCCAGAAGGGCATCAAATGGCAGGTCAGCCTATTTTACTACGTGATTATCAAGTTGACGCAATTAATACATTCTTAAAAAATCCACATAGTTTACAGGAAATTGCCACAGGCGCTGGCAAAACAATTACCACTGCCACATTGAGTCAATTATGTGAACAATATGGCAGAACTATTACTATTGTTCCCAACAAAAGCCTAGTAGAACAAACAGAGGAAGACTATATTAACGTAGGATTAGATGTGGGTGTATACTATGGTGATCGCAAAGATTTAAACAAAACTCATACAATCTGTACTTGGCAAAGCCTCAATATACTAGATAAAAAAAGCAAAGGTGCAGTAGAGGATCAACTGACTTTGGCTGAATTTTTAGACGGTGTTAGAGCAGTAATTGTTGACGAAGTACACATGGCCAAAGCAGATGTACTAAAGAACTTACTGACACGTAACTTGAATAATGCTTGTATACGTTGGGGTTTGACTGGTACTGTTCCCAAAGCCAAACATGAAAGCGAAGTGATTTTTGCATCAATTGGGCCAGTAGTTGGAGGCATTGCTGCACATGAATTGCAGGAAAAAGGTGTGCTTAGTAATTGCCACGTTACCATTTCACAATTGTTGGATGTGGCTGAATTTAGGACATATGCAGAAGAATTAAAGTATCTTGTTACAGATGAAGACAGAATGATCTTCGTAAGTAAATTAATCAAACAAATAGCAGACTCAGGCAACACACTAGTATTAGTAAACAGAATAGACTCAGGCAAATTTATAGTAAATGAAATCGAAGACAGTGTGTTTATTTCAGGCGAAGTAAAGACCAAAGATAGGAAAGAAGAATATGACGAAATTAAAACAAGTGACAACAAAATTATCGTGGCCACTTATGGCGTTGCTGCCGTTGGGATTAATATACCCAGGATTTTTAATCTGGTCCTTTTGGAACCAGGAAAAAGTTTTGTCCGAGTTATTCAAAGCATTGGAAGAGGAATTAGAAGAGCCGAAGACAAAGACTTTGTGAAAATTTGGGATATTACCAGCACTTGCAAATTTGCCAAACGTCATCTCACAGAACGCAAAAAATTTTATAAGGACGCACAATATCCTTTCTCTTTAGAAAAGATAGATTGGCAAAAATAATCATGCAGATACTAACATTAGAAAATAAATTGTTCTCATTGAATAATCTTCCAGAACAAGTAGACGAAAATACTCGGTTTGCAGTACTAGACAACAGTGATCCAAAAAACCCAGATTTCTTTTTTGTACCCTTGATCTTTTTAGAAAGTTTTAATAGTCCAGCAATTGTACTAAGAATTGGTGACAACGAAATCTCCATGCCCATAGATTGGAGTATTGCTGTGGGCGACAGTACCAGTAACATAGATGCAGAAATCTTACCATTGACCAGCTTGAATGACAGAGGATTTGACGCAATTGCTTTTAACCCTCTAAGCAGTTTTAAAATCGATTATAGACCGATTGAAATAGTAAATTTTTACAATGATGTCAAATGGTACTTTCCTAAAATGCGTAACAATCAATTATTGGTTACCCCGATGGGATTTGAAGAAAAACCAGAATGCGTGTTTTTTATCAAGGAAGTCAGTCGTCAAAGTGAACTCATAGATGTAAGTAAAATATTATGATAAATCAAGATAGGATAGTTTACGAAAGTCCTGATGGAGGTGAAACTGTTTACAGTAGGCCATTTGGATCTACTGATCGAAAACTTCACTCCATAAGTGAACGAGCACGTGATCTGCTTGTGGAAGCTGAACAAACTATGCTTTGGCAAGAGATTAGAGCAGCAGCGAAGACCAATCCTACTTTACAAAAGGCCCTTGATCGTGCTATACTAATACACAAATTAAGTGGCAATCATGAGCAAAATAACACTAAGTGAAATACTATCTGCTATCGATCAAGGTGGCAGAGATATTTGGGATCTACTTGACGATGAACAAAGAAAAGAGGTAAAATTCTTTCTTTTGAATCGATACGTTAGTTCAGTAAAAAATCCTAAAAGAGATATTCAAGAACATTATGTGTTGGCCACTAATGAATATTTCAACAAACATTTTTATTCATTGAGCAAACATCCCAAATTGCTTTGGCAACTGCTTTGCATGTGTGGTTATGAAACTAAGGAAAACTATTTTCATGAATGGATTGGTTTTAAAAAGAAAACTGGCAATAACAAAAAAACAAAATTTTTAGAAATACTTTATCCTGAACTAAAATCTAGTGATATTGAAACCTTGGCTAAAATTAATTCCACTAAAGAATTAAAAGAATTAGCTGTTAGTTTTGGATGGAGTGACGAAGAAATTAAAAAATATTTTCCATGACCATAGCATATAATTGTGACCACTGTAATGCAAAGTTTACCAAAGAAAAAACTTTGTTTGTACATATGTGTGAACAAAAACGTAGACACTTGGCCAAAAATGAAAAACATGTACAACTGGCCTATCAAACATACGATAAATTTTATAAACTTGCTCAAAAGAATGATAAAACAAAAACCTACGAAGAATTCGCACAAAGTCCTTACTATAATGCCTTTGTTAAGTTTGGCAGTTTTCTAAGTAATGTAAATCCATTATATCCAGAAAAATACATTGACTATGTGGTTACTAGCGGAGTAAAACTAGATCATTGGTGTAGAGAAAGTTTATATGAAGAATACATATTAAATTTGATTAAAAACGAACCTGTTGAAGTTGCCCTACAAAGATCCATAATGCACATGAATGATTGGGCTAGTACACATGACAGCGTTTGGAATCATTATTTTCTTTATGTGTCCACAAATAGAGCAACTTTTGACATTAAAGATGGAAAAATTAGCCCTTGGATTTTATTGAACAGCGACACTGGTAAAAAGTTATTGACCACATTAAATGATGAACAATTGGTGTCGATTGGCACAACTATTGATCCAAATTTTTGGTATAAAAAATTTAGAACCATGCCAGATGATGCGGATTTTGCTAGGCAAATTGCCAAAGAAAGTAATTTATGAACTATACTAAATTAGAAATAAGTTTTGAAATTGATGAGGATGAAAAATCCGTTCATGTTGCATTAAAAGGATTTGACACCCTAGAGGACGCAGAAAAATATTGTGAATTCTTACATAAACATGCTAGATTAATTTTCTTCAATAGCGAGGTAGCGCATTAATGGACATTGATATAGACTTTGCAAATAGAGAAAAAATATTAAATATTATACCACATATTAGAGCAAGAAGAGATCACGCACATCATAATACAGGCATATACGCACAACATATACCACATGATCCAGTAAATAATATTGCCAGTATAGATTATAAAACAGCGGAAAATAGAGGATATTTTAAAATTGATTTTTTAAATCTCAATGTTTATAAAGACATTAGAGATGAACTACATCTTAAAACTTTAATGGAGACTGAACCACTATGGGACCTACTCGAACAACAAGAATTTGTGGATCTACTATTTCATTTGAATGGCCACAGTTCAATTTTGAAGATGAATTGCCCAACTTCTTTGGAACAATTAGCTGCCGTCCTAGCTATGATCCGCCCAGCAAAGAAACATTTGATTGGGAAATCATGGACGGAGATCATGAGTCAAGTTTGGACGAAACCTGACAACAACGAATATTATTTTAAGAAAGCACATGCCATTGCCTATGCTATGGCTGTGGTAGTGCAGATGAATTTAATCTGTGAAAGCGTTAGCTACGACTATGGTTAATCTACTCGTCTAACTAATTCTACACTCTTACGTTTGGGTCGTTTATAGCTGAGATTTAAGACGTTTACTGTGGGTCCTAGAACTATTCTAACACCCTTACTATTGAATGTCTTAATACAATATTTGAATTGCTCTATTTCTGTTTTGAGAAATATATTTATGGGTATTTGTCTATTGCTTTCCCACCACCATGTTTCTCCCATGAGTAGGAACTGGTTTTTATCGTCAACATTATGTATGGCATTGATGTCGTAGAAACTGGTCACATGCTGATCTTGATTGATAATGATACCCACATATTCATTGTCACCGTAATTGATAACACTGATAAATGGAAAATTTTCTTGGGCTACATCCTTGAGTTTTATTGTCATAAATAATATTAGGTGATACTATGCAAAAAATATCAAGTTATTTATATCCAAATCGAATCCAGTTACTCACCAATTTGGATGAAGAATCTAACAATGACCAAGTGGAGTGGCGTATCGTGTATCAACGTACAATAAAAATTTATAAAGGCATTGATAATGTCTTGGAAGTAGACGTTAAAAATAATGATCAAAAACGTATTAGTCTATTGGGCAAACAGATTTATATGGTTATTTTTGATCAAGCTAATAACGAAGTTAATAGATACCTTGCTACTAATTTGGAAGATGATAGCAGTCAAACCAGCAAAGGACTAGCAAGAATAAACATAATGAGCACTGATTTAGAAAATCTGATTCCTCAATCTTTTAGCTTTATTGTTTATATGCACAATGAGGATGCCACACTGGAAATACTCTATGGCGACAGCAAATATGGAGCCAGAGGTACTATTGACTTACTTAATGGCTTGAATGCCAAACCCAGTCTAAACAAACGCTACGATAACTTTAAACAAGAAACCAACTACCAAACAAATCAAAACCACATTATTACCTACTATAGCGACTCCATGCCTGTGAGATTTTATGAAGCTGTACCGACCACTACTTTAAAAGTCACAGCATATGTCACAGACTTTATAGGTACAATTAGTATACAGTCAACGCAAACTGAAACTTTTAGCCACGAATCATTTTTGAAAGATCCAATTCAAACTCAAACATTTACACAAGCAAGAAATACTCCCGTAATATTTGATAACATAGACGTAACCGAAGTTACTTATCTTAGATTAAAATACACTAATACCACCGGAAAAGTTGACTACGCTATACTAAGTGTGTAAAATATAGCATGAGCTATGTCAGTGAAATAATCACCAATTATCTGCCGCCTAAAAGAAAACAAACTCCCAGCGGCTGGATCAGTTTCAATGCACCTTGCTGCCAAGATGATAGGCAACGTGGTGGCATTATTATGGAAAATGAAGTCATTAGCTATCATTGCTTTAACTGCGGTTTCAAAGCCAGTTGGCAACCTGGTAGAACAATTAGTTCCAAATTACACAAACTCATGCAACAACTGCATGTACCTGATGACATTATTTCCAAATGTTTTATTGAAGCACTAAGAGAACAGAATTCAGACTCATATACGCCCAAACAGCTAACACCTACATTTTTGACCAAATCATTACCCATAGGCGCAGAACCTATTGAAAACTATATAAATGATCCACCTGAAAGCTTAATCCCAGTATTAGAATACTTACTGAGTAGAAACTTATATCTTGAGGATTATAAATTTTATTGGAGTCCTGAACCTGCTTTTGTCAGTAGATTGATTGTGCCATTTTACTATCAAAATCGCATTGTAGGATATACTGCTAGACATATTAGATCAGGCACTCCCAAATACTTGAGTGAACAACAACCAGGATACGTTTTTAATTTGGATCATCAAACTGATAGAAATTGCATAATTGTTTGTGAAGGTCCATTAGATGCTATAAGTATTGATGCAGTTTCTATTATGGGATCAGAAATAAACAGTCAACAAAGATACATTATTGAACGGTTAAACAAAAGAATTATTCTAGTCCCAGATAGAGACGATGCAGGTAAAAAATTAGTAGAAGAAGCCGTTAAATATAATTGGTCAGTGAGTATGCCTAACTGGGATGAAGGCATAAAAGATATCAATGATGCAGTTCGAACATATGGTAAATTGACCACGTTGTTGATGATTAAACAAGCTGAAATTACCAACGACGTTAAAATAAAATTAATAGCTAGGGAGTGGTTTAAATGCTAGAAAAAATTAAAAATTTCATATTGTATCCGTATCATCGTTGGCAAGAACGTCAACGATTTAAACGTCGTCTTGAAGAATTACGCAAACGTGATCCATTTATCTACAAATGATTAACTGGGGCATAAACGCTCTTAATCACGGCAGTAGTCTTGCTGTGTTTAAAGAGGGAAAACTACTGTCACAGACTACAAGTACTTTGGATTACATAGATAGTACTCTATATAATTCAGCATTGGCCCATGGTCAGCCCAATCGTATTTTTTGGTACGAAAGACCTTGGCTTAAAAAAGCAAGGCAATTCTATGCTGGCCAATATTCAACAGCATTGGACATGCAGGTATTGCCTAAACGCCATCTAACACAGTTTAATTATGTTCCTGTGACTTATACTCCACATCATGGTAGCCACGCTGCCGCAGGCTATTATACTAGCCCCTTCGATAATTGTGCAGTAGTTGTATTAGATGCAATTGGAGAATTTGAATGTGCTACCATATGGAAATGTGCTCAAGGCAAAATGACAAAGGTATGGCGTCGAAGTTATCCACATAGTCTTGGATTGTTCTACAGTGCATTCACAAAATTTGTAGGATTAACTCCGATCAAAGATGAATATTTACTACAACAAATGGCAGAGCGAGGCAGCCCATCTAAATTCTTACAGTATGTAAGAAGTTACTTTAATGCTAGTGTATTGAACTCTAATACAAACTTTCATCGAGGAGTATTGCGTTGGGAACATAATGAATTAACAACATTAGAAGAACAATGCGATTTGGCAGCCGCAGTACAACAGGTATTTGAAGAGCAAGTTAAAATGGTAATGACCACAGCAAAACAACTTACTAATACAGATTGTTTAGTTTATATGGGAGGATGTGCTATGAATAGCAAGGCTAATAAATCTGTAGTTGAACCATTGTTTAAGTATAGATGGAGCTTGCCAAATCCAGGAGATCCAAGTAGCAGCATTGGCGCAGTACTATATCATACAACACAAAGAGTATGGGATTATAAATGGGATCCTGTCAAACACATTGAAATTAACGTTTAAAGAAGTTATAATATAGTATGGCTACACAGAATCCAGAATACGGCTACGACGTACAGAAACTATACTTGGAAATGATGCTGAGTGACAGCGCTACCTTTGTACGCTGCCAAAGCATTTTTGACAGTGAACTGTTTGATCGTAAACTACAACCAGCAGCAAAATTTATACATGACTATGTGACTAATCATAGCATCATGCCCACTTACGACATAGTGACTGCTGCCACTGGCATTGAAATTAAAGAAGTTGGCGAACTAGAAGAACAACACTATGACTGGCTACTGACCAGCTTTGAAACTTTTATTAGACACAAAAGCTTGGGCAGAGCCATATTGGCCAGTGCTGATTTGCTGGAACAAGGCGAATATGGACCAGTGGAAGATCTCATTAAGAAAGCAGTACAAATAGGCTTGCAAAAAGATCTAGGCACTGACTACTTTGAAGATCCACGTAGCAGATTACTACGCATTAAGGATAAAAATGGACAGGTCAGTACAGGCTGGTCTAGTCTAGATCAGAAACTATTTGGTGGATTTAACAGAGGTGAACTAAACATTTTTGCTGGTGGTTCAGGCGCTGGTAAGAGCTTGTTCTTGGCCAATCTTGGACTTAACTGGGCACTAGCTGGACTTAATGTAGTATACTTGACATTGGAACTTAGTGAAGAACTAGTGGGGCTAAGACTAGACAGTATGAGCACTGGAATCAGTACTAGAGAAGTGTTCAAACAGATTGATGAAGTAGAAATGAAGGTTCGTGTAATAGGTAAAAAGAGCGGCAATTATCAGATCAAATACATGCCCGCAGGCAAGACTGTTAACGATATACGCAGCTTCATGAAGGAATTTGAAATTAAAATTGGACGTAAGACTGACGTACTACTGGTAGATTATTTGGACTTACTCATGCCCATGAGCAAGAAGATCAGTGCTGAAAATTTGTTTATCAAAGACAAATACGTGTCAGAAGAACTACGCAATTTGGCAGTAGAAAAGAACTGTGTGCTAGTTACAGCGGCGCAGTTGAACAGAGGTGCAGTGGAAGAAGTTGAATTTGACCACAGCCATATCAGCGGTGGTATTAGTAAGATTCAAACAGCTGACAACGTGTTTGGTATTTACATTAGCAGAGGTATGCGAGATCATGGCAGATATCAAATACAACTGCTGAAAACTCGTAGCAGTAGTGGAGTTGGACAGAAGATTGAATTGGCTTTTGATTTGGATAGTCTACGTATCAGTGACCTTAATGAGGATGCTGAACCAGTAGATGTTAGAAGTGGCAGCAATATTCTTAACACTATTAAACAACGCTCAGCAGCACAGAGAGATGAACCTTCTGAAGGTGTGTCAGCACCTAGAAAGGTCGAAGTAGAAAGCACTAAACTAAAACAACTGCTAAACAAATTTAACGAATAATCTACTAGTTTAACTTTTCCACGAGTACATTTAAATATGTATATAACGGAAAAGCCATGGATTTTAAATTAATCACTGATGTAGGATTTCCCATTGCTGCTAGCCTAATGGCAGGATACTTTGTATTCCTTACACTGAAATTCATACTGGATGGCGTGACCAGCAGTATCCATAGCATGAGTAGTACTATTAAAAATTTAGAAATCCGTGTGGATGTTATGACCAATCAACTAACAAGAGTTGATGTCAAAGTTAGTCATGCACTAGGCCTAGAACCTGACTATGAACGCATAGCCAGAGCTGAACAGATTGATCATAGGAAAGACTAATGGAAACTAGTGCTATTACCGATCTTATCAACGAATACGGATTTCCAGTGGTAGCTGCTGGTGGCATGGCATACCTAATCTATTATGTATGGCACTGGGTTACCACAGAAATTAAACCCGTTATTAAAGAAACTAATGAAACTATTATACACTTGATTGATCGTATTAGATTGTTGGACAACGACCTCATACGCCTAAATCAAAAGGTTGTTACTGTGATGGAACTACGTGGTAAGACCATTGAAATGGAACGTATACTGGCCGATCGTCGTATTAACAGTGGACCTAACGAAGACGACGAAGAAGAGGACTATTAATATATACTGGTTGAACGATTGAAATTGACCTCGTCCAACAAGGCTTCTGCATCAAACTTGTAATTATTAAAATCACTCTTGCTAATACTATTGGCTAGTTTTTGTAATTCTTCCTGTGCTGATTCATCACGCATACTACGTGCTACCCATAACCACTTAAACTGCTCACGCTTATTGCCATCTAAGGCATAATGCTGGGCTAATCTTAATATAGCAGGTACGTGCTTTCTATGAGCAGCTTCCGTTAATCTCTCCACAGCATCTGTAATTTCACGTAGGCTACTGGCGGAATCTTCTATGACTATGTCAAAATATCGCACTAGAGCTTCTACGTTAGTCTTTGCTGCCAATGTTAAGAAATACAAACTATAAGCACGATGAGCGCCTAACGGCCCCTCTAACAACTTGCTAATCTTCATGGCATTTTCACTGTCTATGCCCTTGCAATATTCAGTGATTACAGCTACACAAGGATCACGTAACTCTTCCGGCACTAGCCCCTTTGCAGCCATGTCAAATAACTCAGTCATACTGTCCATACACTTACGTGTTAAACGCCACATTAGAATACGTACTGTAGCCCTGTAATTACGATCTAATTTATAATGCTGAGCTTCTGCAAAACTACGACCCTGTGCAGCTCGATCATTTACCACACCCTTGATTAATTCTTCCCTACTATAACGTACAGTCTGTTTGACTTTGACAGACGGATTGATCTCTGATCCTGGCATTTTTACTGCATATATGTTAATGGGTTTATCTATATTTTTAAATTCTTGTAGTCCACGATTTTCAATAACTAAATCATCGACAGCAGTTTTGACAACTTCATATACACTACTGCTCAAACAGATTCCGCCATAGTCGGCTTGACTTTCTATACGAGCAGCGAGATTCACTGTGTCACCTAAAAGATTGGTGCCATAAACGTAAACTGAACCAATATGTACTCCAATACGCAACGCATACCG